TCAATGACCACGATGCCCTTCCGAATGGCGGTATATTCAGGAACCAATCGCGCCTATTCTAGCCTGCAATCAAGATAGTCTTCAAAGCGGCGCCGAGCATTTTGCAAAACGAAATTACATATTTCCATTTTAGCCGTAGCAGTAACGAATTTGATAACAGCTGGGTAGGCTAAAGCAGGCCCGCTCTGCTATAATTTGCAACTCGTCGGGGCGTAGCGCAGCCTGGTAGCGTACTTGCATGGGGTGCAAGGGGTCGAGTGTTCGAATCACTCCGTCCCGACCAATGTTTATGCGGCTCTTAGCCGTTTTGCTGTATGTAAACGCAGCCTGTATATTAGACAAAATCTAATAGCAGGCTGCGTTTTTTGCGTTTAAGGACGTGTCCATACGAGGCTAGGAAAAGACTTTTTTGAATTTCTCAAGCGTCCGAAAAAAGAGAAAAAACGGCCTTAGCACAGGCCTTTCTACCAAAATCCTACCAGCCAACGGATCTATTTTTTGCGGCGTAGTTCATAGAAATTACCGGCTGTCTCTTCTGAAATTGCTGTGCCGTCGACCATCATAGGCACAAGATAATTTACCGCCTCGCCTGCAATTGAGGTTCCTTCCTCGCCATATTCTTCAACCAACCCGAAGAACGCGACGTCATCAACCATATCCTCATCACCATCGGCATCTTTATAGACCACTTCCCATCCCACGGCCGGCACCACTTGAACAATCTTGCGCGGCGGTTTATTGTTTTTTGGCATAAAGCCTCCCTAAAGTATGAAGAGGCAAGATTACCAGAAGTGGCGCTAAAATCACTGCATGTCTAACTTCAAACCCCCACTTTCCTTTGATGAGCTCCACGCGATCGGCGAGCGCAACCGGACCAATGCGGACGTAAAAGCGTTACTCTGGGAAATCAAGCGACTTCACGCTGTCGTCTCCCGAGCCCATCAGATTTATCGGAGTAACGGCAGCATCCCTCAATTTCTCAATGAGGCGCTTTGGAACGAAATCAAGGATGACCCGGTCGTCAAGGCGTGGGAGGATCTGAACAAGCCAAAGGTGGAGCCTGGAGACGACGATGATTAAAACGGAGACGGCCCTATCTCGCCTACAAGCCGATGAGATCTGCGAGATCGTCCTGAAGGATGGAACAACCCGACATGCAAGTTGGAATCCGTTAAACCGTGCATTTCACTTCTGCGACGGGGTGGAATCCGGATATGTCAGCCACGACGATGTCAAAGAGTGGATGCCAGGTAGTGTCCCTTTTAATGGGTCGAGCTGAAAATGGGTCGCTAATGCAGCTAGGGAAACTCTCTATGACGCTGAACAGAAAAATAAAGCATTATGCCAATGGCTATCCTAAAGACACTATGCAATGCACGGTGTGCTTATTGAGTAAACTCGGATATTTCGACACTTGGCCCTACCCCTTGCGCTTGCGCCTTGATTGTTGCAAGCATGCTTTTCACCAGTTCGGTTGCGGACTGGCTGAACTGTACTTTAAGAAGTGCAGAGCCGCCGAACAACGTTGGATACTCCACCACCACCCAACATTTTTCAATATCCCATTCATTCTCCAGAATTTCTTTTTTTTGTACGCCCCAAATGCCCCCTGTATAAGCTTGCAATACATGAGTATCGGAGTCGTCTGACGAAAATGGCAAGTGTGCCCAGATCGGGATTTTTGGTACATCTTTTTTATGAATCAGTGCATTAAATAAGCTTGCTTGAGAAACTGGGCGTCGAAAATTAAGTTCTAAATGTCCGACTCGTCGATCCATTAGCGCAATAGTTCTGACTCTCAATGGAACTGGCGTCTTATTCTCGAATATGATGTGAAAGTCTACTTTGTTGTAGCCCATTCCGTGAGATGAAACTCCATCGTTTATCATGGCCTCTAATTCGCCGTTGCGCTTTGAATTGAACCGGTAGGCTACGAGTGCAATTACTGCCGCCGACACCAAGTTGCCTAGAAATGCCCCAATTCCGTTGATTCCAATTGCTTGCAGATCACTCATGTCGAGATTCGCCTAATAACGGTGAATTAAAAAGGCAATAATACCCTTTGTCGTTATCAAAACGCGGATCGGTCACTATCTCGGCCATGCCTTCACGATCCGCGCGTGATTGATCGCGCACTTGCCGAACGCCGGCAGCACCTCCTCCTCCACCCATGTCTGCCACACGTCGTAGTCCTTGGTGTCAGGAGCCGCCGGAATCTGGCACGGCTCCGCCAGGCTGCTGTCGAGCAACGGCTTTTCGGACGGCGTCGACCGACCTGGTGAGACTGCGCATCCGGCCATCGTCAGGACGGCAATCAACAGGCAGAGGTGTCGCTTTCGCATTCTTGAATTCCTTTCTTATGATGGCCAGCTCGGTGCCGAGCACGGAGAAATCCGCATTCGCACCGTCGGCTTGTTCCTTGATTTTCTTGGCCGTGGCGACAAAGTCATCGAGCACTTCCTTGTTCTGGACAGCGACCTCGTTGGCGCGCTCTGCTTTCAAGGTGGCGATGTCGGCATTGAGCCGCCAGCCGTTGGCGGTCCAGCCACCGCCGAATCCAATGGTCACGGCAGCCGCAACGCCGGCGAGCAGGAACAACGGATTGATCGACAGCGGATTCATACCAACCCCTGCATATAGCCGGTACCGAATCGGATCGTCAGCACCTGGTTGCGCGGCTCATCGACGGCCAGCCCGACATGGACCCAGCGATCGAACTCCAGGATCAATTGATCGAACTTCACCGCGTTATGCTTGATCGCCTCGGCCAGCTCACGCGGCGTCATGCCGGCGGCACGGATGTCCGCAGACAGGCCCTGCATGTGTGCGCTGCTCATCGACCCGCCGACGGCGCGATTGACCGCCGGCGACCGGTAGCCGCTGGACACCATGATCGGGCGATTGACCACGGCGCGGATTTGTTCAAGCACCGTAGCCACACGCTTGAGGTTCTCGATCACTTTCTGGCTTGGTACGTTGTCCAGATTGTGACGCGCGGCCGTCTCGGAGAAGGTCAGTTCTTCGAGGGTAAAGTGTGTGCTGAGTTTCATTGCATGTCCTTTCGATTCAACACATCGACCACGTCCAGAACGGTTTGCTGTTGCGGTGTCATAGCGCCTCCTTGGCTTTTTTAATTGATGCGGTGGCGTCGTCAAGCATCTCGCCAATGTCTTTGCTGCGTCTGTTTTCAAACCATTTCACAAAGCCGCCGATAAGCCACCATGCCGGCAAGCCGGCGGCGACCATGATCGGTGCTGCGATAAACAGGAACCCGACCGCTTGATCGGCGCCGTACATTGTCGCCACATCCTTGGCCGACTCGAATAAGCCAGGTGAATACGATCGCAGCCAAACCACCAGCAGCGGCCCGGCGGTCGCAGACGACACGATGGACGATGCGAACCTGGCGAACGCTTCACCTTTCGTTTTCGGCCACAGAAAAATAAATCCCAGCGCTGCAGCCAGCGATCCGGCGAGCACCGGCAGCCCGAATATTTTTATTAATGCGCCGCCTGCAGCTGCTGAAGTGCTCATTGGTTCTGCCATGTGATGGTCCATGAGGTAGAAATAAAAAATCCTGCCGAGGCAAGGTATGGATTATTGAGGTTCAAGGTCGGACCATTCCAAAATGTGGAAGCCCCAAAATGTACCGGTAGAACCAAGAATATTGAGGAATGGCCGACTCTCTACCGGCGTTCCTTGTGGATAGTCCATGCGGATTTGCTTCTGAACGAAGTAAAGTCGGTCGCCTTCCTTGACTTCCATCGGACCGGAGAGACAGGGATAATCGGTAGTGGTGTTTGTCACCGCCATTTGATTAGCGCAGCCGCCGTAGCCATCATGCGGAAACCAGCCATTTAACCAAAACACGCTTTGCCGTAATCCTGATGGGTTCGCATCCCAAACAACCTGGCCGAAGGGCAGAATTAAATGAATGCCAGGGCCAATAACGATCATGTTTGGATCGGACACATCGCACCGATCTTCCCAGTTCCTGTCTACCATATTGAACGGCAATGCTGCATTCGCATCGTTCGGTATAGCGAAGTCGCAGCAAGGATCGCCGTCGATATATTCCCGTCGAACCCATACGCCACGATAATTATGCCGATATGTCATTTTCTGCCTTTCGTTTTAAGAAGCCGGTTCAGGTTCAGGTACTTTTCGGAAATGCCGGCCGTTTCGGCATGTCACCAGTTTGCTTGCTGATCACCGTACGAAGCGCGGCGCGATAAGCGGTCCACTCAGCCGGGATCGGCACGCCGCGTTCCAGGCAGCGAAGGATGGTTTTATCGGACGCGTCGAGTGCAACATGGGCGCGCTTTACAAGTGATCGAGTTGCTTGGTCCGGCGCGATCTCGACGTCGACGCCGACCGGCTGCCCGTCGGCGTCGGCAACAATGACTTTGCCTTGCATCGCGAGCAGTTCTGCATGCCGTTCCGGAGATATTTCACGGGCGGGCTGAGGGATGTTCTCCCCATGGATTGCGGAACAGTAAAACGCTGCCCGGCCGTCAACCATTGCGAAGAATATTTTCATGTTATTTACCCCATGCTTCATAGTAGAGAGAGACACCGAACGCCTCTGTGCCGTCTTTGTCGATCACAATGTCTGCCCCGCTCAACGTCTCGTTTGTCACGTATACCGACATTGCAACGCTCGATGCGATGGAGATGAGTGTTGGATGGACGCCGTACAGTGCGTTCGGAAACGCAAAAGGAAATGTAATGGGCTGCACGAAATCGCCTGACGTAATGATGCCGGTCACCTTGCCCCACTGCCGGATGAGGCCACCCGGAAAAATCTGATAGCCGTTGGTTGCAAGCGATTGCTGACCGCTCTTGGTGAACTGGTTCAGAATCTCTGCGACCGCGAACGCTGTGGTCGCGAGCTGCGTAGTGTTTGTTCCAACTGCCGCCGTCGGTGCAGTTGGAACACCAGATAACACCGGAGAAGCCAACGGCGCTAAATTCGCAAGTGTCGTTGCGATAAATGGTGCACTTGCTGCCTGTGCGATATTGCCGGACGTGATTGTGGTCGCGCCGTTGGCGACCGTTACGACCCAAAGGCCGACATATCCCGCGTCAGGCGATGGCGTCGTCTGTGCACCGGTAGTAGCCGAGATGCCAGCCTTGGCGCTCACTACGACTGTGCCAGCGCGATTCGTATTCTCAGCAACGCCGGTATTGTTTGGGCCGGCATATGCGGAGGCTGGATTGCTCGCGTTGTAGTAAGGCAGCACGATTGGGGTGCCGTCGACTTCACTGAATGCGGCTTGAATTAGGTAGTTGATGCTATGACCAACGGTGCCCGGCGCCGCACATGCCAGATCGCTCGAATCAAGCTTGATACCCTGCTTCAGGATCGTATGTGTCGTGTCGGCTGCGATCGAGCTGTATGCGGTGCCGTCAATATTCGCAAGTGCATAAATCTCGCCGACACCGATCGAAACGCTCATTGATGCTGGACTGGTCGCAGTGCACGGCAACCCGTTGGCCAACGTGTTGGTACCCAGAATCGCGGCGGCCAATTTGCTCAACGCGATCATGGCGTGTTTGTTCGTGCTGAGAAGGTCCGTCTCAAGTGGTATCTGACCTGGATAAATCATGACGCGATCCATATTGCTCCCGGAAATGAAAAAGCCACCCGAAGGTGGCTTGGTGATGGTTCAAATAGACGATTAAGTGGTGATTCGTGCCCAGACAGCTGTTCCGGCAACTTTCACAGAATCGATCGCAGCATAAATATCAGCATCGGTAACCGTATCTTCAATCATTGAAAGTGAGCCATATTCAGCTCGCGATGCAACGCCGTATCCACCAGTCGATATGCCGTAACCAGCCACGTACGGAATACCACTTCCAACGGGCCGGAAAGCAGTCACAAACGCTTGGGCCGGCAGAAGCATCGACCCGTAGGCACCATTGACTCCATAGCCCGTGTTTGGAACGCTGTAGGCTCCCGTATCGGCGGGTCGCTGCGGCTCAATGACAACCGGTACCCGGCCTGTCAATTCCGTGAGAATCGCGATTACCGATGCACGGGTTGCACGCTCCCGAAACAGGTTGATGATGATGGTTGCTCTGAAGCTCGCATCTGTTTGATGCTGCTTTCTGACGATTGCCGTTCCAAAGAAATCACCAGCGATAACATCAAGCCAGCCGTCCGTCGCTGTCAGAATCCGTGTCTGCAGCCTGGCATACGCATAGAGCGAATACAGGAAAGCCCAGCATGCTGCCCAGCCAGATAAAACAGCATCGAGTATTGGCGCATCGTCGCCAAACCACCGCGGAATAGTCGCCTTGATCCGCTGTAGCAAATCGGATTGATCGCCGGTCGCCATTACGAAACCACCACTGAAAGTGATTTGATTACTTGTTTCGGCGTTGCCGTCAGATCGGCGGTACCGCCATTCAACACAACAGCAGTCACGTTCGTGATACCTGGCGATGCATCGTATGCCAACTGCGCTATACGCGTATAGGCAAGATCCTCACCGAGTTCAAGCGCATTGATGTAATCGGTAGCCGCGGCATCCGCAAGAGCTTTTGTTGCAGTTGCATCGTATCCAGCGGCGATCGTGACGGTGAAGGTCACGGTAGCGTTGACCACCACCGGCGCGAACACACCGAACCGAATCGTGAAACCACGTACTGCATCAATCGCATTCGATACGGATTCAAGAAACTCCGACGTTGGCGCGCCGGTGCCGTCATCCACCACCGCATAGAAATATCCATAGTCGACGGTGCCGTCGTATTGCTCATTCTCGACAAAGGTATAACTGATGCCGGCTGCGACTGATGTCACTGCAAAGCCGATTGCCGCCTCTGTCGCACGAGCCAGCGAAGCAATGTACAGGACGAATCGCGCACGAAAAGCCGGATCCAGCTCCGCGTCGTCTCCATTGATGAAACTTGCCTCGTTCGTGACTGTATCAACGTATGAAATTGCATCCGCCATGACTGAGATCTGGCCGATGCTCACGTTTCCATCAGCGCCGGCCGTGTCCGCGTCCGCTGGCACAATCAGAGTCGATATGCCTGCCGCCATGACATACCCCGCCGCTGTCCATGCAGCATGATTCTCGTCTTCGACGACGGTGAACGTCTGACTTCCATCGGCAGTCTGCACGGCGGTCCCAAACGGAATCAGCGCCTGCAGGGTCGGTGTGAATCGAGCGAACGTCACTTCACCATTGGACGCGACCGCCGCGAGCCTGGTGACACCATAGTCGGCCATCCATGAATCCAGATCAGACTCGGTAGCAGTTCTGGCACGCATCATCGACAACAGCTTGACGATCAAACCCTGAAACCACAGGCCTACGGCTGCATTCGCCTCCACCATCGCGCGCAATACCGAGCCGACCGTGAAGTTCACCAAACTGGAGGAGCTGGCCTGAATCGCCGTCACCTGGTCGCGTACGAGCGTAGCAAAGTCTTTGGTGCTGATCGCCATTTTGTACCTATTGATTGATGTTGAAGTTAAGGCTGACCGGCTTGCGCGTGTTCGCGTCCACGTATTGGATCTGTACGCTCACGCCACCGGTGATCGCCTCGACAATGATGGTCGGGTCCGGGTTATGCGAAACGATCGCTTCGTTAAAAATCTGCCCCCGGATCAGTGCGCGAATCCTGCGGACATCGATGTTTTTTCCGATTTCTTTCGGGACGCCGGCGCCATAGTCCGCATGCCAGATATAGTCACCGACTGACTCAATCTTTCCTGCAGCATCGCGTACCGTCGAATTGGTCAGCAGCCTGCGCAATAGCCGCTGCTCTCCTTCCGTGGTTGATTCCACCAAAGCAAGATCGCCAGTGGCGGACAGGCTCAGATCGTCGCCTATGTAATGATTCAGATCGCTCATGTTGGTATCGGAACTCCACTTTGTCCTGCGCCTGGCGTTACCCCGTCGTGCGGGTGTTCCACTAGACTGATGTCGGCTGCAATCACATCTTCAGTTGCAGTGATTGTTCCATCTACATTGAAAGCGCCGGCATGGTTCCACGTGATAGCAGCCGAGGTGATGGTTCCGTCGCCATTGAGGGTGACGGAAGCGCCATTGGCATCAGAAAACGTCGCCTTGCCATCGTTCAGCAGCTTGAAGAATGCACCGCTTTCATGCACCAGCCACAGTTCACCGCTTGGAACAGCAAGCGGCCGGTCCTGATCATTGAAGAAGCGACCGCAGATGAATCCGGCTTCGTTGCCATCATCCTGAAACTGGACTTCAACCATGTCGCCAGATGTTGGAGGGCAGAAAATGCCCCATCCGTTCCCGCTCCATGCCGACGTGACAGGAAGCCATCCGGTCTCCTGCCCACTGGGCGACATCACCTTCGCGCTGTAGGCATTCGGATCGTAGCTTGTGACGGTGCAAATCGTCGTTTTCGCCTGTTCTTGCGTTGACATCTGTGCAAGCTGGCGCATCAGGTTTTGCTGTCCGTTCATCATGATGGATTGTTCGGTGTTTGGTTCTTGCCTTCGACGTGCATCTTGAAACCGTGATCGGAAAAATCGTACATGCGCGTGATCGTTGACGCGTAATAAGGTTGATCTAACACCGTTCCTGTGCCCTCCACCTTAATAAGGTTTTGCGCTGTCAATAAGATGTCGCCAGGCATTTCAGCATGCATGTTCATTTCATGCCGGCTCAACTCTTCCAAAATCGCCTGCGCGCGGCGCTTTGCCTGGTCGGGGGTCAGATTCGGCAGGTTGTAGACATATTCCTGCACCTCGCTGAATTTCGTCGCTTTGCTTGTCGTTTTGTTATAAACCCTGGTCCGCTGGGCCGTTTCCTCGACCTTTTGCTTTGTCTTCTGATCAAACGAAATAATCCGAACCTTTAGATCCTTAGCGATCGACAAATTGCGCGTGAATTTCAATTTGGTTGCATTGATGATCGGGTAGCCTCGATCGTCAGTTGGCTTCTGCCGACGGATGACATAGGGGTCTGAATCCGGTGCCGTACGTGGCTCGAAATGCAGTTCACTTCCCTTGACATAAACTTGATAGCGTTCGATCTGTGCAAGCTTGGTGACGATGTCCCAGTAGGTCGAGTCCGATGCGATGAGCTTGTGGAAGATTTGGTAATACGATCCAACAGGCTTTTGCGTTGGCGTCACAATCGGAGTCAAGCCACGCTCGATCGCTATCTGCGTCACCACGCCTGATGCGGTCAACTCACCAACAAACGAAATCGATCGCTTGTAGTCGATTAATTTTGACGTCAGATCACGCCCAGATAAAATTAGCACGTCGTCGATCTCGTCAAACTCGATGTCGTCAACATACCCGACGAGGAAGCTGGTCAGCTCCTGTTTTGTAAAATTGTCCGGATCGGCAGGGAAGCCAATCAGAAACTCCATCTCCAGCTTTTCCTGCAAGGCCCACCAGTCAAGGCCTCGATCGACAGGCTGGCTGGCCAGTGCGAGTGTTAATCGGAACGTGTCCGCCTGAAAAAACGAATTGTTATCAACCTGAAACGACAATACCTGCGCGACCAGGTCGCCATTCGCATAGACCAGCGCGCGCGGCTGCTGGGCCGCGCTCTGTGGATTCGGTTGATTGATCATTGAGGAATGACGCCGCCATTACTTTGCGGATTGTTCGGAATTATCAGATTTGTGATGGAAGAGATGGTCGTCTCCGTCAACTTGTTCGCCTGAGCAATGGCACTCCATAGCGACGGATCACCATACTCACGCGCCGCCACGTCAAAAAGCGTTCCACCGCCAACAGTCACGGTTCTGACATTTGGCCCGGCGCCGATCAGGTTAAGATTTGTTTGAATCCGGCTGGCAACAGACCGCAGTTGGTAGAGCTTTGAAGATTGGGAGAATGCGGTTACTTGTTCAATCAATCCAGACGCCTGCTGTGCGATCGGGTTATTCGGCAAAACCCCACCCATTGTTGTTACTGAATTGATTGTATTCGCCACCGTACCAATCATCGTATCAACGCGTTGCATCACTGCGGACACCGGTGCCAACACGCCATTGATGGTTTCCTGAGTGGTTTTCGCAAAATCGGATACGGCCGTGATCGCGTTGTCCATGGTCGACAGCAACCCGGACAGCGTGTCATCCTCAATCTCGCCTCCCAGAGCCAAAGCGGTGGCCAAATCCTCTGCGACTGCAGGATTGAACGCGACCGGTGGGAAAGACGTCTGCGGCTGTGTGTTGTCCTGCACCACTTCGAGTTCGATCGTGTACGACACACGATAAAACCGCTCGACCGTGAAGATGAAACTGCGAATAACGACGTTGTAGTCAAATTCGAAGAATGTCAGCCTCACAGATTTGCCGCGGACGCGCATCAAATCGAGATAGCGGGCGCGCTCGAGTGAATTGCCGCCAGTGAACAGCCCGGACCAAGCAATAGGCGCGTCGTCCCGCCCCATCGCCTGGACAACCTTTGCCCCGCCCGGAAACCGGTGAATGACCAGCGCTTGAGCGCCACCCAGCGGGATGCGCTCAGGGATCTCCTGTTCCTCAAAAAGGAAGTCGCCAAGAAACAGAAAGGTATCAGCCATGATTAGAGCCCAGAAAATCCGGAGCCGAGAGCTCGCATGTTCATTGATGGATCGAAAACGCTCATACCGGATGGTGGACGCGCCATGGCTTTTTCTTGATGCTTGCTGACGATTTGACCTACCTTCTGTCCATCAAGAAAGACATCCCCTTGCTTACCGCCGGCAGCCTCTTTTACGGGAGGCGGGACATAGTCTGGTCTTTGCCGCGCGTAGTAACCGTGTGGATTTTCTTTCAAGGAGACCTTCGGGCCAAAACCGGTTGAGTTTTCCGGCGGTTTCCATTCAGGCAGGTTCCAGCCCATTGCCTTAGATCGCGCCAAGGCATCGGGTGTCAGCTTCACGCCGCCATCGGTTTTATGGCCATCTATCTCACCTTGGCTCATCGGCCTAAAGGCATACGCTGCTGCCAGGAGAGTGCCGAGAGCAAGCACGACTAATCCAACAGGCCCCAGCAGTGCGGTTAGAGCAGCACCCACCATCGGCAATCCGCCGACGCCGCCCATAACGCCAATTGCAAGGGAGAGACCTTTAAATCCAGCGATGAGCAACAAGAGCGTACCGCCAAAGGCCATTGCGCTCGCCAACGCCACAAATCCCAACGCCATTGCTTTGGTTATGCCTGGATTCATCCTTGCAAACTGTGTGAATGTTTGCAGCGCCGACGAAAGCCCATCGACCATCTTGATCGCCAGCGGTAAGATCGTTGTTCCCAGCGCATTGAGCGAGTTTTGCCACTTCGCACGCAAATCGCCTTCCCGGCCTGCCAGCGTGTTTTTGCTAGCGTTGATCGTGCCATCTACACCCATGGCGCCCTTGACCATCTCAAAGTCACGCATCGCCTGAAATTGTTGCGTGGTGAACGTCGCAGCCATATTTGAACCGGTGCGGTTCGACAGCAGGCTATTTGCAAATTTGATGACTTCAGAATCTGTTTTTGCGCCTGCCTTTTTGGCTGCCGGAACAACGTATTCCATCAGCCAGGCGCCGGGATTTGTGCGCAATAGTTCTTCACCCTTGATGCTGGTGATTTGCGTGGTTTTGTATTCTTTGCCGCCAACGCTGCCATGCGTTACAGAACCGAGTTCAGCCAATCCGGCGCCGGCCAGCGCTGCCATGGTCTTTTTCGTCGTGCGACCGGCGATCAAGTTCTGGTACATGCTCATCAGGGCCGTGCCGGTCGAATGCCCACCTTGTTCCTGAGCGATTGTGGCCAGCATCATGATGCCGTCATCACTCAGTCCCTTGAAAGCTGCGCCGCCCCGCTTCGCCATAGCTTCAAGGTCGCCAAACTTGAGCGCACCGCCGGATCCGGTAACCATTTTCTGCGACAGGTCGAGACCACGCATGAAATCTGCTTTGCTGTCAGTCAATCCGCGCATATCGTTGAAGCGCATGATCGACCGGACTGCGCCGGTGTCGAGTTTGCCAATCTTGCCGCTGAAGAGCGTTGAGTTGGCGGCGTTGAGCTCTGCTAATTTCGGTGCGACTGCCATGGCGGTATTGATGTCGCCGAACATGCCGACCGATTCCCGCAAGGTCTCCATCAGGTCTTTATTCGACGCGCCGAAGGCCTTTGTGCCAAGTGCAAATGAATTGGCCTGGCGATTCACGACATCGCCCAAGTTCAGCGTCTTGAATCGCGCAAACGCAGTTTCGTAGTCCTTTGCTGCATTCAGCGGGCCCTTCATCAGCGCCAAACCACCAAATCCGACAGCAGCCAACCCACCACCTACGAGACCAAGGCGCTTGATGTCGAGTAGCTTGCGCTCCAGCAGCGTGGCGCTGGCATTTGCACCAATAAAACTTCTATTGACGCCGCCCAATTGTGAGGTAATCGCGACTAAGGCGGTGCTGACGTGATTTACGAGCGTAAGACGGACTGCGACCTTATATGCATCCCACATATTATTTCCTCAAATGTTCGCGTAATAAATGCCGGTGCCGTTCACTGCGAAATGAGCGGTGGAAATACTGCAGGAATATTTTTCTGCGATCGCTCTATACGTCAGACCATTCTTGCGGTCAGTGCGAATGCTTGCCACCGTGGCGCCATCGAACCTGCAAAACTTGGCTGGTGCCCAGTCTTTTACGTCGGGTCTTGGCCTGCCACGCTTGCTATCTCCGAGCGCTTTCTTGTGAGCCTCGGATAACGGCCTACCCCGCAAAGGTGCTATCCTCTTTTCGATTGTTTCCGGGCTTTGCTTTCGACCTAACATGGATGTTCCTAATGAAGATTTTCAATCGCTTGCATGAATGGGCCGCTGATCGATTCAGCTTCATCCAGTATCCGAATGTCCGTGGCCCGAAGCTTCAGTTCTTCAAATGCCAAATGCCATTGGCCACCCGGTTATTCATCGCGGTCATGAGCATGCTGACGATCAGCATCAGCCTGGCTGCACTCGCAGGCCTTCTGATGGCGCTCTACTTCGTGATGTCGTGACCTAAGAGCGCGTTACCGCCGATCAGTCCGGCCGTCACACCGCGCGCCATAATCTTTTCGATATTCTCTTTATTCACGTACGCTGCAGGCCCCATGAACGGCCGTGGTGGAATCTTGTCTGTCCCGAACTCCTGCCATTTGCCTTTTTCCAGCTTGGTGCCGACGACACCTTCACCACCGCTGCGCTCGTGTTCAATGCTAGCGTAGAGCTCGCCGGTCACAAGCAGTGGTGAGTCGCCAACGCCCATGCGCTCGTGATGCTTGAGAGTGCTTTCAGCTAACTGCGCCCATTCATTGAACGGACCTGCTGCCGGCTGATAATGTCCAATCTCAGCCTTGGCGGTCTCTTCAATCACTTGCAGTGAGCGGTCAAGCGCGCGCTCAGCGCTTTTTTGTACTGCAACTTCCAGCGTGGCGAAATGCAGGATGAAGGAAGACAGATCGTTGAACTCTCGCATTTACTTCTCCTTCCAGCACATCTCGCCGTAGTTAAACTCGCTGCCATCGAACTCACCGAAGCAGATGGACATCGCCGCTGCAAGTACAGACGGCATTGAAAACGCGACGTCGAACGGAACCCCTTTGCTGATCAGGTAACAACCCTGCCGAAGCTCGGGGTTCCGAGCTAGTTTTTTACGTTTTCAGTCTCCGCGTCGTTGCCGTCCGCAGCCTGATCTTCATCCTTAGGGCTGAAGTGCGTCATCAACGCTTCGATCCCTGCATCACCGAGCCGTTGAATCAAAGCTTCGAGCTCGCGCTTGGTTGAAGGCATCGGCTGCGGCTCGCCGTGGATCTGCACGATCCAGAAAAGCGGCATGATCATGGCCATGTAGACCTGATTCTTTGCAGAGTCCCCGACCATCTCGACGACGCGATACTGTTGCAGCACATTTGGCTTTTTCAATCCAAGGATCATTGATCCGGCTGTTACGGTTTGAATATCGCTAGCTGCGGCAGCAAGGATTTGCTCAGACGGTTTCTGAATGGTGACTTTGGGGGTAGTCATGGCGGGTCCTTAGATAGTTGAACGGCCGGAAAGGATCCGGCCCGCGATCGAACGATGAAAATTACTGGTTTTTGATGCGGCGCGATGCCATGAAGTCCATCTTCATCTTCACAGTTTTATCGCCTTCTTTCTTGCCGAGGTCCTTCAGATCCAGAACAACCTTTTCATACCGGTATTGTGTGATGCCGCCGTTCGGCTCCTGAATCGTCTCCTGGATATATCCGAATGGCATATTCACGCCGGCGTAATAGGAAGCCTCCGCAGCTGCCCAGAAATCTTCGAGCAGGCTATTGAAACGGTCGACTTCGAACGATCCTTTCCAACCTGCATGGGTGACAATATGACGCGCTTCGCCGTCCATTCCGATGCGCTTTTCGTTTGTCGTTTCCGGCTGCGCATCAAATGACGTGATTGCTGCAGGCGGAATATCCAGCGTGCCGGATGCGGTCACAATGACCAGCCGGACGTCCTTACCAATTGTTTGACCAGCAACAGGCATGTGAGCCTCCAAAGAAAAAACCGCCCGAAGGCGGCATGCTGCGATTAATGAAAATTAGGCTTGTGTTGCTGTGCTGGTGCGCGCGACCTGGACTGACTGGCCACCCTCAAGATTTATGAGGAATTTTTCAACCACGGACAGGTATCGGACTTTGACATCCATCTGCATATAGCCCAGCGCGATGCGCGATGCGATGTTGTTGGTCAAGTCGCAGATCGTAGAGGAATCATCGATCATGTTTTGTTGTTTCATGCCTGCGAGGAATGAATCGACAGTGGCTTTCGCCTGCGAGCGTGTCGGGTCCGTTGGCGAAGTGCCTTGCAACTTCCCGACGAACCGCCCCATGCCGCCGTTCAGCGTGTAGGCGATGTAGTTCGTCATCCGGGTGTAGTTATCACCGTTAATGACTGGGTTGCTGGAGCTGTTATGGCCGAATCGCGCGCCGAAGTACGAACCGCCCGGCACTGGATTGGTGATCAGGTCGATATTGGCTTGGCCCAACAGTTGGAGCTCGGCACCGGAATAAACCCGGTTCTGTGCGCTGCGTTGCGTGGCAACGATCCCGTACAGTTGCTTATTCAGGGAAGACTGCTCAGGCGATGCATTGGCCAACCAGCCGGCCACATAACCTTGCGGCGAGACGACGCGCGTGACCGCGTTCACGGTATCAAGGAAGTAGATCCAATCGCCGTGTAGCAGTTTGAACGCATAGCTGTCGATCCCGGCCGTCGCTTTGACGGTAGCGGCATTTGAGATCGTATCGCCTGAAGGGCCGACACCGATCATGTAGACGCCCTCGGACAATCCGAAACTCACCTGCGTGGTCCATGATGCCGACGCGTCGCAATCTGCCAGAACACCGATCGATACGCCGGTATTACGCAGGCTGTACATACCGCTACGGGTCGTTGTATCAGCACCAAGCAGAACCGATGATGTGATCGTGGTTACGCCGTCTGTCCCAGACGCGAGCGTGTGCGTCGCGAGAGTTGGCGCCGTGATTCCAGCACCGGCCGTCGCGACAATCAGTTCTGACGCCGGACGTAGCGCGCCGTTGCCGTTGTTTATCGCCGCAGCAATCGCTACCCAAAGCGCGTTGCCGGATCCGCCGATGTTGTCAAACACTTCCGGCTGGAAGCCAGGCAATGCAACGGTGACGCGGTGGGTGCTCGCCTGACTGCCAGCCGCAATCGTTACCTGAATACTGTTGCCTGTCGTGCCAGTGTGTTTCGCGGTGAACGTGATGCAGTCCGTTTGTACGAGAATCGATGCGGCCACGTCGGTACCATCGGTCACACGCACAAATCGGAAGTTCGCGGCACCTTGCAATACGGCCGTGGCCACGATCGTACCCATATCGTACTTGCGATTCTGGATCTGACCGTGAATGCGTGCGTAGTCGGACATCGAGCCGCCCACCGATGGAGAATTGACCGGTCCCCAGGTTGCGGTCCCGACGATGCCGAGAATATTGGTAGGAATGCCGTTCAGTAGTGAAACCTGCGGCGGCACGATCTGGACATACAAGTCGGGCACGATCAATGCCGTCGTGTTGATCTGGCCTTGTTGGACAACTGGCATTGAAGCCTCCACTAAAAGAAGAGCCTCTGAAAAGAGGCCAAATAAACGAAAAAACCCGCGCGCGGCGGGTTCCTAACTGGATTGCTACGAATTACTTCGCTGCTTTTGGCTCGACCGCCACCTTGACCACGTATTGAGCTTGATCGCCAGCAAGAATCTTTTTGATCGCTTCTGGATCTTTAATTTCTTCGCCACGCTTATAGTCGGCAAAAGCACTGGTAACAACGAGTTTCATATTGACCTCACGAGTTAATGACTATTTCGCCAATCGCGGTACCGGTATCGAATTCAAGCGGTATCGAACTGGTGGCTGTTTGCGCAGTGACGACCTGAGTGTCAGTGCTTGTTTCAGTTAATGAATATTCCACCGCGTACAGCATGTCCCGGCGATAAATGCCGAGTTTCGAATCATCGTGCTGAATGCTGCTTCTGTATCGCAACATGCCCTTCGAGCCGTCAGAGAAGGTCAACCGGTAGGTGCCTGCCAACGCCCGATCAACGATGATCGCCAGCGGATCGCGCTGGTCATGGCAATTGGCCCAGACGCTGATCTGAAATACCTTTTCCTGCCGGCGCAGTTCGCGAATGCTGGTTCCTTGCACGCCGACTCGGGCTGTCACACTGAATGTGTCAGGGACCGTCAGAACCGGCCCAACACTCGACGCGGCACGGTCAGCACTGATAAGGGTAGCCAATGCTGTTGCAATCGCCGTCAGCGTGTCGCTTGCCTGCACTGCATAAACATACGGCTCGCCATCGATCAGCAACATAACGTTTTGATTCGCTGCAGCGGTGCCGCCGATCGTGACCGTGTAGCCGTCAATCGCAAGGGTCACTGTGGCGTCATTCACCGTCAGCTCTTCCCACTCAGGAGCGTGAGAGGGTAAAGCGCGTTCGGTAGGTGTCGGAAAGACCGATACATGGATCTTTCCGGCTTTCAGATCGGTGCGCAAGGTTTCAGGCAGCGGCCAGCCTTGAAATATCTTTACAGGTGCTGTGACAGTCGACGGCGCGGCGGTCCCGTTGGGATACACGACAGCGGAGATGGCCGTCACGAGCGCGTTCGCGACTTCCGTGAAATCGGCCATTATGGATGTTCCTCAACAGTTACCAATCGCCAGCCGAGATCGCTCTGTTCGGCCGCTTGAATCGAGTACTTGCGGCCCAAATCATCGATCAGGACGTCGCTTTCCTGAATCGTGACGCCAATAGACGAAGGCAAAAGCACTTCCCAGCCGACATTGCGTGTAGCGCCAGGCAATCCGGATCCGGTGCTTTCGGCACGACCCTTCAGCAGAATCGATGCTGGCCAGCCTGTACCGAAAGCACCGTTGGCGCCGGCCGCCCCGAGGATGTCCTGCATACTAGCCGCGCATTCGCCTTGGTAGGCAACGGCACCGATCGTGGCGCTCACGGGCATGCGCATCAAGCGGACCGTCCGATTGCACTTGATGCACAGGATCGGCTGATTCAATAACTGCGAAGCTATGAAGAACTTTTCCGTCGCACTGGAAAGGTAATCACCTGTCAGCGTCTGCCTCCCATCCGTTATGCAAAGCCAAACCATCTCGCCGTGCTTATTGACTTTCATCCAACTCAGGTCTTTTGCAATCAGCGCGGCCTTTTGGGTAACGATCAGTGAGGTCAGCGGATTGGTAGCGGCGATCGGGCGATAAATACCGTAGTCCGTGCCCAGTTTCAGCGCGCCTTTCGCGTACCCGGCATATATCCGCGCTTGCAAGGTCGCTCCATCCATATACAGCCCTTAATTATGTTCGAACCAAAGAGACCCTATGATCGCCTGAACCAAGCCCTGGTCCAGGTGGGAACCCGAGGAATGCACACATCTTGCGACGCCATGAATTGAATAACCCTTCACGGTCCTGCCGCTCGTTCTTGTTGTGCTTCCATACGGCAGCTTCATCCGTGTCGAGGTTTGTGGAAACCCCTACAATTGCCGTTTCCAACGCCGTCAAGTTCGTTAGATAAGTATTTATCAATATCAACTCTTCGGACGATGTCAACTGATCGAGCCGATCGGACAGCGTCACGTTTGGATACGTACGGTTGTATATGACGACGGCGCTGCCCGCAACGGTACCTTCCATCGGATACCCGGCAAAGCGACGTACATCCGTTTTTTGAGCTGCGGTCAGCGCCATAAATTAGCCTTTCTTTTGAGTGCGCCCTCTTGTCGCCGGCTCGGGTTCAACGGCAGCTTCTACCACCGATTCTAAAACAGGCTGCACTACCGTTTCGACCGGCACCTCCTCTGTTCTTACTTCGGTCGCCGGCTCAACTGGCTGGGACTTGGGCAACGTGAGCGAAAACCCGCAGTTGGCAACGCATTCACGCGCATCAACTGATTCTTTCTGATGCGCTACGCCTTGCGGGTCGTAACAGGTTACTAGTGCCATAATTTCTCCAAAAATCAAGGGCAGCCGAGGTCGCCCTTGAAAAATTTACCCGAGGTTGATCCACGTCACCTTGACCGTACCAGACCACGTTAGCGTGCCGTCACCATCAATATCGGCAGCAGCAACAGAGCTGTTCAGGTACATACTCAAAGGCCCGGCGAACTGCGCAGAGGCCGCAAGGGCTGGAGCAACGGCTGCAGCAGCGACGTTGATTGTTGTCGAATTTGCGGTTACAGTGGACGGCGCCAAATCAACTTCTGTGCCAGTAAGCGCAATACTGTCCGTTGCCACGCTACCAAGCGCCACCGCACCAGCGACACCAGACTTAATCGTCGACGCAATGGTCGATGTCGTCGTTGGGGCTAGACTCGCCTTGCAACCCAAAATGATGATGCGACCTGTAGGAAATCCATAAATCTTTGTCGATGCCCACGATGTTGCATCAGCGATGGATTGCGCAAGCGCAGTCAGGGTAATTGTAGTTTGATGTATAACTGCATCGCCAGCTTCAGAAGCGACCGCGGTCGCTCCCAAAGCTACCGGCACAGCGCCAAACGAACCGGACGGTGCTACGTCAAGATCGACCGTTTTGCTGCGCTTTACGTTGGCGTTGACCGCCTCGTCAATTTGGACTGTGCGAGTCATGGCTTAGTCCTTGGCGATCCAGGCGGAGAACGTGATTGAAGGTGTGGTGCCTTCAACCTTCGTGCTCAGGCGAACGTAGCGGTAGGTAGTACCGTTTTTCTCGTTGCGGAAAGGGATTACGAAGCGACCGACACCGGTATCAGCATCGCCAGGGGCAGTGGTATTGCCCATGCGAGAAACAGCCAGTTCCACGCTTCCACTGGTCATTGCCGCGACATTTGATCCCTCCAGAGACACGGTGTAATACTCGTCGGTGCTTGCTACGTCAATTGCGGTTACATCGATGACCAGGTTACCTTCGACCAAGCCGGGACCAAGGTCAAGGATGGTTGCGCCGACGTCGGTTTGCTCCGTGGTATGCGCGGCTGCAGCCTCAAGCAGCAGAGCTGCATCGTAGGTGTATTGAGAATAAATATTCATGATTTCGCTCTTTCAATTTAGGGATTTGAAGAGACGGCGCCGCGAAGCGCCACCTTTCGGCCGTAATCGCTTATTAGGCGACGACAGCAGCGTCGGAGATCGAATACAAGCGGGTTGCAGCACGCCCGTTGAACACGGCGTAACCGTTGTACCACTCGACGCGAGTTCGATAAACCGGAGCGGTTTGCAGCTCGCCGAGATCGCGAACGTCAATGCCACCATTTTGCAGACCCAGCACGCCACCTTCACCTGCAGAGATCACGTAGATCGACGTTGCTGTCGCAGTGCCAGATGTCGCGGCTTCGGTGAATGGCAGAATTGCAGTGCCGGTATGGTCCAGATCTAGAACCAGAATAGGCAATCCGTTGTAAAACTCAACGCGACGTCCGAATGCACCCACTTCCATGGTGATGAATCCGCCCACGGTGGTGCTGCGCGATGCTTGCGTTAGACGGCGGCGCATTGCCTTCGACATAATCAGGTGCGTCGGATTCAGCGTCTGATCGATCGCTTCATCCAGCTTTGTCAGAGACAAGGCGGAACCATTCGCGGTAGAGCCTGCTGCAATCAGCTGGCTGCCAGTGATGCGGGTTTGCAGTCCATCGAATTCACGTGGATCTGACTGGTTGTCACCCTTGATGAATGTCTTCGTCCAAGCCAGCGACAGCGCGCGCACCTTCATCGCTTCGTGAACCGAGCGCTGATTCTGACCCATGGTGTCCACGATGAATTTGTCTACGTCCAGGTCACCACCGGCGATCACCAACGCTTCCGTCAATGGGTTGAGCACACCAGTGGACGGAGTGTACGACTCGTTCACCCCACGGAAGCCGACGCCAGGCAGCGAGGATTCGCGATTGTATTTCATCGCATTACCTTGAATGCCTTCGAACGGCAGGTTCATCAGGATGTCGGACGAGCCGGCATACAGTTCGATGATGGCCTGGCGCACAACATCGCCGGTTTCCAGCTTTGCTGCTTCGACCAAGGTCAGCGCGCCCAATACCAAACCGTTGCCGGACAGGAAATTGGTGATCGATACGCGGGACAACTCGCGGACATCATTTGCTGCCGCCGAAACAAGACCGATCGCAAACGCCACGATTACTGCAATGAGCTTGTAAAACATGATTTGAACCCTTTACTTTTTGGTCCCCGCCCGTGCAGCCGTGAGCTTTTCGGTAGGAGATAGTTTTGATAAATCGCGGCCACCTCGGCCACCTTTGTCGCCTCCTGAGCCCCCGCCGGTATTGCCAGCTGGGAACCAGTGCGGCTTGCTTTCTTTCATGCTTTCAATCCATTCGGCCGGCGTGAACGGCGTCTTGCCGTCCTTGCCCAGCACCACCTCACCGTCTTTGTCCAACTGAACGGCGTCGCCGTTGTCATCGAGCGTGAAGATTTGGCGTGCGAACAGAAGGGCGTCATCAATGGCGCCTTTGTGGGTCAGCCCTGATACGGCTGCGCGGATGTGGTTGTCGAGAACGCGCTGGCTGTACTGCTTTGCTCGCTCCAATGCCTTTTCGGTATTGGTCTGGGCTTCCTTCACCAGGCGGTCTGCTTCCGCATTGCGTTTTTCAGTCCGCTTTGCGATCACCTCGTCCATCTTTCCCGCGGCGATCAGGTCGGCCTCTTCCTGGGATTCGAACTTCGACATCAGTGCTTTGTGCTTGTCTGGGTCGATTCCAACAAATCGTCTCTCAAAATCTTTACGGGCCTGATCCGCATCACGCGCAGCTTTCCGTTCCTTTTCGAGAGCCGACTTCAGGTTCGTCGTGTCTTCCAAACCCGTGATGTCGAGATGGAACTTGCCATCCTTTTCGACGTATAGAGCCCGGTGTGCTTCCGGCACGGTGTCGAGTGCATCCACCGTCAGTGGCAGCGCTCCAAGAATCAATCCACAGGCAGCGAGGTGCTGGTGCATGCTGGTGTAGGCGAATGCGAGGATTCCACGAACAAGCGGCTTGGCTTTGCTGATCTTCATTGCTTATCCCTCCCGGATATTTGTTGCGGGCGTCTCGCCCATAAAAAAAGGCCGCTTGCATCACGCAAATGGCCTTCGATACTCCGGAGTCACGGTAACGACCCCGTAAAAATTGAATGCATCAGGTCTTGCTGGTCAGCTTTTCGACACGCTGACGGTCCGGCGCGCGCCCTGGAAACTTCAGGAGAGCTGAAGCCAGCGCTTGGCGGTGCCCGCGCACCTCGGCATAGTGGTCGGCTTCGAATTCCTGTTCCCGCCGGCGCTCGTCGGTCTGTGGCATGAACACGCACAGGCGCAGGAAGTTCTCCCAGACATGGCCGTGATACCGGTGGCCATGCTCGTGGGCGATCACAGCGTCGATCTCAGCCTGGTCCAGCACGTCGTACAGCCAGGTCGGGATGATCACCACCAAACCAGTGAAGCAAGGCTGGTTCGGCTTGATCAGGAACGACGCGACAAGAATCAGCGCGAGATTCAGCGACACCCATACACACCAAGCCATCAAGAGAATTTCAAGCATGGTCGCTCCTACGTCGCCGGGACCGGTCCCGGCCCCATCTTGATTCTCGTCTGCTCTTCCTCCATGGTGATCGTGGAACTGATCACCTCGCCCTTTTTCAGATTCTCGAAGAACGTTTCGAAACTGATGCCGCCCTTTTGCAGAGCGTTGACCAGCTCCTTCAGCATCCGGTAATCCATCGGCATCGGGAAGAAATCCCGATTCAGTTCGAACGTCACTTCTGCGTTGGCGCCACCCCAGAGGCAGAAGGTTTCCAGCGATTTCTTGAGGCCGATCGACAGCGTCTGCGCCGCGCTCGACAACACCGAGTTTTCGCCAGATCGATGGATCCCGGCGGTCTCGGCCGCTTCAGCCGCTTTCTTCTGCCCTTCCAGCATGCGCGCGCCAAGGATGGCCATCTGCGCTTCCTTGCGATCAAGGTTCCTTTCCAGCGCCCCGAGGCCTTGGCCGGTGAACTCCAGGAAAGACGCCTTCGCATTGGGATCCGTAAAAACCCATGCAGACTGGCTGCCGATATACAACTTTTCTATCGGCCTCCCCTCGTCGTCGGTCTTCGGACTGTATCCAGACACCACTGCAGTCGGCAGGCCAGTGAAATGGCAGCCGTGCTCGTAGTCGGCCGTTGTCCGGTAATGCGACAGGTTCAGGTCGACCAGGTCGATCAGCGGCGGCTCATCAACGTCGGGCGTGATGTCGTCAACACCGATGAACGTGAACGGGATGAAATCGAGCGGCTTGCTGCCCATCAGCGGCACGGACGTTTCCAAGAGGATGTTGTTCCCCTTGTCGTCGACCGTGAAAACCCGCATCCGGTAGGTATCGCCGGTGGTCGGGTCCAAATCCAACACACGGAAGCGGTTTTCCGACTTTTCTTCGAACTCATCGACCTGTTCGACGTACTTGAACGCCAGCACCACCAGGCAAAGCACGGTTTTATTGTTGACCCGCCGGGTACGCCAGTTGATGATGCTTTCGGACTTGTACATGCACATGGTCGGGCGCAGGTTCAGCTCTGCCGCGTCAGCCAACGTCATCTCAGGGGATGCCATCGGATAGTCAACCAGCACGCCAACACGGCCGACGGACAGGCTTTCTTCTGCCACCTTCTGCGAGAAAACGTGGAACGGAACCCCGTTCATGGTCACATCTTCCAGCAACGGCTTTACCGATTCCGGCACATCGATCGTCGGCGGCTTGCGATAAAGCATGCCCAGCAGCCCGGCAATCGTGCGCCACGTCGCGTTGTAGAAGATAGCCCTGGTGACGTACGCCTCATAGTCGGTCGGGGTCTGTTCCTTCAGTTTTGGCAGGTATTCTTCCTGCGCCGCATGGACGGCGTCCTGGCCAGCGGCCACGTCACGGCACCGCTTCCACTTCCCCGCCATGGCGGCATAGTCGATATGTGGGTTTTGAACTGACACTTATGCACCGCCAATTTGGATTTTTCGCAATTGATCGCGTTCGATCGGGTACCGCTTGCTGATGAAATAGCCGTTCGCGTCGACTATGTGGTCGTGCCCAGTCGACTTATCAGGTTCGCCGTTCTTGTCATACGCCTGCTGCTCCAGGCCGTCCGTCAGCACCGGGCACAGATCGGTGTTGACCTTGTGGCGCCGCACGCCGGCCGCATTCAGAATCATGCCGTTCATGCTCAAAACACGATCTTTCACTCTCGGGTTCGATGCGTCGACGACCACATTGAAATTGGCACAATTCAACAGGCTGATGTCCGACAAGCTCGCGCTTTTCGACGATTTGTTGTCGCCGGACGCATCCGGATAAATCAGAATAGAGCGACCAGGTTTGGCGTATTTCTGCTTGATCGTATCGATCATGGCCGGCGTGTCCCGAACCCCGGTCAGTTCGCCAAGGGTCAGCGGCAACCCGGCCCGAATCACGCTGATCGTCGCGGCCATGTTGTAGACGTTGAAGTCCATGCCGATGTGAAGCGCTTCGTTGTCGCGAATCGTCTCGTTCGTGTGATTCTTGACCCGGCAAAACTCCGGGTGAACAGAACCGCTGACCAAGTTGACGAACTTGCCGTCTATGTACGCCTGCAACTGCGGCGCGGAATAGTCCTCCTGAAGCGATTCGATGTAACCGACCGGCAGGTTGCGCAGGTTGCTGTAAGTACTGGCGGGAATCAGCTCATATTGAGCACCGCCACGCTTCACCCAGCGCTTGTGCACGAACCGGAAACCCTCCGGCGTTGTCCCGACAGCGATGGTGTTGGCTTCGCCGTTCTGTTTCTTTTGCCGGTTACGCGCAAGAATCTGGCGCCAGCAATATGCCGCCGCGTCCAGTTTCATGGTGTCCAACTCATCGACCAGCGAGTCGGCCACCTCATATCCGACAATGCGTTCCGGGCTGTCCAGGGTGCGGAAGATGATATTTCCGGCGCCGCGCAGCTTGAGAACGTGTTCCGACCGGTTCAAGCTGTACGGAATCCTGGCGTTTTCAAGCATCTGCTCGAATCGCGGATAACCGATCAGCTTTACCAGGTCGTACGTCGGCAGGTAGTACGCAATGTTCAGCGTCTTGTGCCGAAGCTTGAGACGCAGCGCGCGCAGCATCAAGGCTTGCGTCTTGCCGCTTCCGAAACCCCCGACGAATGCCGGGAAGTGCGCCGTACTGTTCACCAGTTGGGTTTGCGGCCCGGTGGCGCGCGCAATGAGCTTTCTCTTAGTCGTCATATTCGACCACCTCGAAAGCGTCCGGCGTGGTATCGCCGGCACCGCCCCGTTCAAGCAATAGGGCCCGCTTCAATTCCAGATCGCCGATACGGCCGAGTAGCTTTTGAATCACGTCGATGTAATTCACCCGCCGATGCCGCTCTTCCCGGGTTTTACTTTTGGAGCCTTTGCCCTTGTAGGCTGTGAACTCATCCAGTACCGGCTTGTCGCCATTATGGTTCTGCGCCAACAGCGCGCGCCGAAGCTGCAACTTTGCGATTTTCAGTTCTTGCTCGAGCTGATCTGACTTGATGTCGTCGAACAGTTCGGCTTCGCCCGGCATGAGCACGTCCGAATAAATCCCGTGCTTTCTGGCATTCTGATTGCCCGGTTTCCCGCCAGGACTTGCACCGCCATGCAGCCGACATTTCCCGTTCGGCATTGCCCAAGTCTGGCAAAACCCACCCCGGCGTTTCTTGGCACCGCATCGAGGCGGGTCCTTGGGGTCGTTTCGCTTTTCCGGCGACTTCGTTACTTCAGGAGCTACTTTGTGGTTTCTTGCCATGGCTCTCATCCCGAGAAGCACCGGCTGTTTAAGGCGGTTGGTTGAAATTCCCCAAAATCCCTTTGGAGACTGTGAAACTTATGTCGCTGCCCGCGTTCACAGCAGCGCCGCGATATTCGGCGGAAGGACCACCCCGCGATAATCTGCGGTTGGGGCCACCATGAACCTTGGTTCGTCAGCGACTGCGCCCGTAACTCATCCGCCACTGGAGCGCGCTGGCGGTCCGCTCCAGCAAATCAATGCGTTGTCTTCTGGCCGGTCGTTGCATTGTCGAAACCGAGCTGCATCTGGAAGATCAACTCGGCTTGCGCGGTCCGAGCGACCGATTGCAGGGCCTCGATATAGATATGTTTGTGTTCTGGTTGGCTGAGCCTGCAAAGCGCGGCTGCCAAGTTCTCGATGGATTCTTCGGTCAGGCTCATGCGAACCCCAAATAAAAAACCCGTTATCGTTAATCCGATAACGGGCGAAACTACACTTCTGGAGAAGTGGAGGAGACTCTGTACGGTATTACCGGCGCTGCGTACCGTTGCGCGCCATTTCCACAAGCTCCCAGCCGAGTATCCTGCGGATCTCTTTCATGTCAGGCGGCGGCTTCTTGGATTCCGCGCGGCGTTCCATGTACATCCTGATTTCCCGTTTCGTGGGCTGGTTGTAGTGGGCCATGACGAACCTCCGTATAGGTTGAGGGAATCCGGCACTCCAGCGAAAGCTCGCATCGGCCAGCGGCAATAATTGTTGCCATCCTGTTTCCGCAACGATGCGGAGCACGGTACGCCCATACATTGGCGATCCTTCATTCCGTGCCAATGGATCTACTTACCGGCTGTCACCCTCAAATTTGCCAACTTGCACAAATTCGCAAGTTTGAAGGTACAAATGAAAAAGCCCCGTGGCGCGGGGCATTCCAAATCGATCAAGGTGGCGGGCATCATGCCCTTCGGGGTATTAAGCGGATTTCATGGTGATCTCCATGGCTCAGAAACGCAAAAACCCGCACAAGGCGGGTTTCGGGGATACTTGTTACAGCATGGCAAAAATATAGTGCAGCCGTAACATTAAGTCAAGGAAAGATTAATAACAAACAAATTCCTACGGGCAACTACCTTCCATCAGCGACTCGATCAGCCCGGTCGATTCAAAGTAGGGGGTCAGCCGATTGATCGCCATCGCCTCTAATTCCTTGAGCTGCGCCTTTATCTTCGGGAACGCGCGCGCATAGGTCATGTGATTGCTGCCGAAGTCTTGTGCCAGGTTGCGAAAGCTGATTTCCGTGAGGGAGTGATTTACGTACACCTTGGCGATCACATAATCCATGGCCAGTTCCTCGATCTTCGGATACCCGGGGCGTACCCATCTAGCGAGCGCCTGAATCGCATCGCCACGATCTTGGGAAAAGTAAATGCGCCTCTTCCCGTCGAGCTCATCGACCATCGTCGGGATGAACCGCGCGTGAATCGCATGCATCTCCGGCGCCGGCAGGTGTGTTTTGACGGACTGCGTGACCATTGCGCATTGGGCCCGAACCTCGTCGGATGACAACCCGCCAAAGTTCACGGTGCCGGATCCTTCGCCGATCAACTGATTCATCCAGTCACGCTGCTTGGTTGTCAGCGTCTCCTGCTGCCCCATGATCTGCAGCAGCGCGCGGCGTAACGGGCTTTCCTGCCGTGCTTCAACGGACATGATCAAGAAAGCGACGTGGAGCGCCTGTCCAGTAGTTTGAAATATTGCTGTACTCATAGGTGATGCTCCCAAACGACTGGTTTCAATTGAGACACTGATGCACGTCCCACCGTGTAAAGCGAATGATTGCCGTAGTCGTGGCAGACGGGACGGCCCTTGTACATTCCCCAGTTCGACGGCTTCAGATCAGCGAACAGCGCTGGCACTTTCTTTGGAAATTTGCCAATTGGGATCGGCTTAGTACGCGCCTGGACGATCCATAACCCGCGTGGACTTATCCATTCAACTGGGGCAAGCCATTTGCCAAGCGGCGTGTCTCTGAACTCGCACCAAATCTGGAATTCGTTGACGTTGCTCCAGTTCGTTCCCGAATCATGCTTGACCACCAGTTTCTTATCGAAAATGTGTTCATACACCTGCCGATACTGGCCGCTTCCTAGTTCTGGACCGCAAATGAGGCGGAACAGATCGGTCGCGCTATCATCACTTAGCCGCATTTCCTCTCCCCGTAACTTTTGCACCGCTTGCCGTGATTCCTGCGCTTCTGCTTCTCATCCTTGGCCGTGCAGACCATCACCGGGTTACCAAAAGCGGTGAACTGCTTTTCGTGGATGCAGCCCCGGCAACTTCTTGATTCTTCCTTGATCAGCACTTCCAGCGGATCGCGATACATGTGCTGTTCGAGTACTGTCACGCTGCCCTCGCCTTTCGAACACTCTCTAAGTAAAACCAGCCGGCGTGCTCGACTTGATAGAACTTTGATTCGTCGATCTTTGCCCGAGCAACCTGCCACGCTGATTTGATGACGTCACCTTTAGCATTGGTTACCGGTTCGCCTTCGAAACTGCCAATTACGGGACCGTGCGCCTGCCAGTCCAGCACTACGCGCCCTGACTCCGGTTTATTGCTGTTGCAGTTGATTGCAGGCTCTTCGCTTAGGATAAAAGTAGTCAAACTGCCTCCCTCAAAAGTTCTTCTTTAATCTGAAAATCTTTAATCAGGTCTCTTGCGTACCCTGCCGTCATTTCGATGGTTTCGGCCTTCATGCGCGAAAGACATGCGCGGCAAGCCTCGGTTTCGTTCGCAAAAATGGACATCCCGTATTGCAGCTTGTTAGCCAGCTGGCGCAGCGGATCCAATCCGAGCAGCCGGCCTGTTCTGGTCTCGTGAATTTCGTAGGCTTCCACAACACCGAGAATCGCCGCTGTGCTGTCAAACCACTCACCGTCGACATTCTTGAAAATCGCCTGGCCGGACGTAGTTTCGTCGATCGTGCCGTGCTGCTCGAGCTGGTCGAGAATGGCAATCAGCGGGTTGAAAACAGCCGCCACCTTCCATGGCTGCGCTTTCAGCTTGACCTCATCTGCCAGCCGGGGCACGTAGCGCTTGTTGCGCTTTTTGGTGCCGGCCATTATTTGCACCTCGTCTGAATTTCAACCTGCTGCCGCCACGATTCGGCAATACTCGGCTCACCCTTGAACAGGACCACAGCAACGATGACCAGAACAAACATCAGGACATCGCTCATGCTGCCGCCGCAAAAAAGCTTGGTGCCTTGCGTGGCTTGGCCGGTTTCTTCTTTTTCGGCTTTGACGTCAGTTCGACCTGCCCGGATTCCAATGCACGCGCCAAGTCCAAGATTGCCAGCGCGTCGGCGTGGTTGTCGTCAACGGGCTTGTAACCGCGGCGAATTGCCTCGGCAATCATCGCGTCCTTTTTGGCGTTCCCCTTCCCTGTCCAGCTTTTCTTGATCTGCCCGACGCCAAGCGGTATGCACTGGACGTGATTCATTTCGCACCAGTGCTGCAGATGTGCCAGAAATCCGCCATACGCGTGAGCAGCAAGAACCTGTCCGGGGCCGTGCCGGCGTACGTCTTCGTAGTAGACCGCTTGGAGTTCACCGACAGATCGGCCAAGCTCTGTCAGGTGCGCCCGAAACTTTAACCACCTCTGCCCCGGGCCGTCAGTCCTGCTCGGCGCAAACGATTTCGAGCCGCTCTTAATCTCCCCGTCACGGGTGCCGAGTGCCCAACCCGTGGTCGTGCCGATGTCGATTGCCAAGATATTCATCGCTTGCCCTCGCTTCCCATGCCAACAGCGATGCATCGACCAACGAAAACAGCTATCAGGAATGAAACAACTATTCCGATGATGATCAGGGTGAAAATCTCTTTGCTCATGCAGTAACTCCCTTTTTATGGCGCCCGGAAACCTCGATTTCTTGCGCTTGTTTCGCCAGTTCAGCCTTGCGCGCTGTTACCGCTATGCGATCGGCTTCAAGTTCGGCTGCTCGCTTCTTTGCCAGTTTTTCGGATGGAGATTCCAGCTTGGCCAGCTCTTCTTTCATCTTTTTCAAACCTTCCGGATAAGACTGTTGCTCAAGCTTCGGGCCTTCCAACAGCAGCGCTTGGTTTGAATTTTTTTCCGGTGCCGGCAGTCTCCCAACCTGAACGGCTTCCCGCAACACGATGACGTAGCGCTCCTGATTCTTGCCAGGGGTGATCGTCCACTTAGCTGCGCGTCCATTCTTCCGGGACTCTGAAATGTGCCGGGTGTACGATTCCTTGAACGCCATACGTGCGCCGACTTCATCGCCGCTGTCCAGAATGGGCTTGCAGATCCAGAACGCTTTTCCCATTTCCTCGGTCCAGACCACCGTTTCGGCTTCGTCCATCGCCGCCAGCGAGATCGCCCACGCTTCTTCGACGCCTGGCCGGCCATCGTTTGTAGCCCTACCTTCGATCTGCCCAATCAGATGACCAGGTGTCGGTTGAAACATTCCGACTTTGGTATCGCGAATATGGGCCGTCAGCGCCGACCGCACTTGCTCAAGCGAATACATTTCCATCGCGTTAAAAAATAGAGCTTTGCCAGCCGGTGGAATCGGTTTCCAGCTCGGGCTCAACGAAATCGCGCCGTCAAGCAGCTCGACAAATTCATCAAAGTCGCGTTCAAACATCAATCACCTCCGAATTCTTCCTTCCGAACAAAAGCCGCTTTGCTTCCTCGTTGTCGGCGCTGCGCTGTGCCTGGGTCACTGGCAATCTGCTTTGTCCTACCTGCTGCTTTGGCAGCACCCAGCTGGCCTCGAACCCTTGCCAGTTGCGCGAGATTTCCAACTTCAAAGCGTCATCAAGAGACAAACCGGCCTTGCCGGCTTCGGCAATTCGGGACTTGATGACGGTGATCGACGTCTGCGCTTTCTTCGCCTTCCGATGTGCCATCCAATCCGTGACCGTTTGTTCGTCAACACCCATGTCGATCAGAACTTGGGACGGGTCAAATTTCACGGCGCCGCTTAATTGACGGTTCCCTGACGGTTCCTTTGATGGTTCCTTGATGGTTCCGTGGCCCGTTTTTGGGCCTCTTTCATGGGAAATTTGGGCCTCTTTACCGGGGAAATTGGGCCTCTTATGTGGGAAATTTGGGCCTGTTTCATCTTTTGAAGCGTCCCGTTTTTGGGCTTCTTCAACATGCCCGTTTTCGGGCTCCTTCAATCGGTACACAATGACCTGCTTCGTCGATCCTTTTCGGAATCCCGTGTCTTCAATAAAACCCCATTCGCGCAAGCGCCGAATGTTTTCCTGAACGGTTTTTCTATCCTGCGACGTCTGGCTTTCAATGTGCGCCATGGACGGCCAGCACACCATGTCGCTATCGGCGCAGTTGGCCATGACGACCAGCACGAACTTAGCCGGTGAGCTTTTGATCGGTTTGCCAAGCGCCCAAGAGATAGCTTCTACGCTCACTTGGCCACCTTCAATAGTCCGTTTTCGATCAACGCCATGTACGTCGACGCAATCCATTTCACCGTGAGTTGCACGGCTTCTTCGTATGTCATGCCGATGTAGTTATCGAGCTTGAAGTGACAGCCGACGATTCCCGGCCGGTCAGCGCACAGAGCCATCAGCGCGGCGTCAGACGCCTTCAAGCCGCCGCCCTTCCCCATCTGCGAAAAGTTCGCATGCGCAGCCTGGCTGTAGCCCCAGACACCACAGCACTGGCACGGGAGCGAAGCGACTGCACGGCGCAACATGGGATTGCGAAAGGTCATGCCTCAAAGCTCCCCAATATGGTTTCGATCATTTCTTCGGATTTCGCAGGGGTTAGATGCGGGTACAGGTGATGCTGGGCATGTTGTGAACGCAGGAAGGTAATTGCGTCGGTATGGAACTGCTCCATCGTCTGTTGATCGCATTTGTCGTAGCTGATCGATCTCGGTTCGGGCACCAGCTGGCCACGCACCACTTTCCAGTCACAGAATCCGGAGCCGACCTTTAACCAATTTCTGAATTGCTCAAAACTGCAATAGCATTCCTGTGCATCGAACAGCGTGCTTTCCAGCTTCATGTGACGCCGGTGGAATATCCCGTTCCGAATGATCGAAAGGTCGACCGAGAACACTTCGCCGGATCCTGCCGCCATCAGTTCACGCCAGAATCCCTTCCACCGCTTTTGATCGTGCTCGGTCAACCCGCCCAGCATTTCGAACAGCACGCCGGCCAGCACCTGACGCTGCTGCTCCGTCAGGTCGAGGTCGGTGCGCTTGGCGATGGCGATGGCGGTCATACCGTCTCGATCTCCTCAAATTGGAACAGGCTCGGCATCGACACTTCCCGCTCGGCCAGCTGCAGGTAGTGCACACTGTCAAAGAAGTAAGCGGAGTTCAGTTCAGACCCGGCACCGCGGCGACCTGCTTTAATGGCGCGCACCGGCACGGTACCGAGTCCGCAGAATGGGTCATAGACCACTTCACCCGGGTTGCTGTAACGCTCGATCAGGCGGTCGACAATGTCGAACTGAAGTGGGCAGACGTGCTTTTCAACGGCGCGGTTGGTTTGGGCACCGTTCAGCGTGTGCATGCGGTTCACGTCATGCCAGACGTCCGGATGGTGACTGCCGGGCGCCAAAGACATGAAGGTGCTTGGCAATGCGTTCTTGGCCTGCAACTCCGCACCGATCTTGACGTGAAATTCGTAGTCGTAGATGTTGGCCAGACTGAACTGCGTGTACATCTTTGCGAGCTTGGCCGGACCCAACTGGGCCATTTCATCAGCGGTCAGCAAACGGTTACCACTGGAACGCCAGAATGCATGCGCATCGACCTGCCACTTGGCCAGCGAGTATTCATCCTTCGATTTTTTGATCGGTGCGTCGGCATAACCGCGTGAGCGATCGGTTTGCGGCTTGTGGAACAGCAGTACGTATTCCGGGGAGCCGACACCCATCTTGCTGCCGTCCTTGCACATTTCTGTGTAGCCCAGCCGGTAGGTTTGATTATTCTCACGGACGACGTCGGTAACAATCGTGATCATCCCAAGGTAATCAAACCCATGTTTGAGCGCGTGCATGGTCGCTTCACAGTGAAACGGGCTGCTCGTCGGCAGGCCGGCACCGGTGACGTTGCCGAAGTTGATGCGGTCCTTGACGTGGCAGCAGTAAATCCGGCCGGGCTTCAGGATGCGCAGCAGTTCCGGCGTCAGGAAATCCATCTGCGCCCAGAAATGATCATTGTTTTCGGTATGGCCGAAGTCGTTGTAACTCGGCGTGTATTCGTAGTGATTGGCGAACGGGATCGAAGTGACCATCAGGTCGACGCTGTTTTCCGGCTGCAGGCGAGCCTCCAACACACAATCGTTATTGGCAACGGCGAAGTGCTCACCTTTCACTTCCAGACGCTCCACGCCGATCGCGCGGGAAAGCGTTTCTTGCATGGCCAGATTGTTCAGGCCGAACTTGCGGATGATGTCTGTCATTTTTTGGACCATGTCGGTGTGTTGCTGCCACTTGCGCTGCAGCGTGCGGAGTACCTCGCGCTCAGCCTCGGTGTAGATGATGTCGATGCGGCAGGTCTTGGTTTGCTGGAAACGGTAGACGCGATGGATCGCTTGAATGAAGTCGTTGAACTTGAAGCCGATGCCCAGGAATACTTCCCATGCGCAATGTCGTTGAAAGTTGCAACCGGATCCGGCGATAATTGGTTTGGTTGCCAGTTCTTGATATTTGCCGTCTGAGAAATCCACGATCAGCTGTTCGCGATCATCCAGGTTCTGTGAGCCGTAGACGGAGGTCATTCCCGGAATTGCTGACTCGATCGCTTCACGCTCGGATTCCAGGTCGTGCCAGATGATGCGGTGCGCATCCGGATCTTCGGCGCGGATTTCCATCAGCTTGGCAACGCGTGAATTCAGACTTTCGCGCTTTTCAGCAGAGGCGGATTGCACGCCCAGTGCGACATCCTGAAACAGCAGGTTCTGACCATCGCGATCAGCGCCGGCCGCAGCGTAATCGCTGGCCACTTCGTGGTACCGGACATCGAGCGGCGGCAGGTCATAGCCTTCATCACTGAAACCCAGATCGGACGGCTTTTGCACGAACAGCGCCCAGCTGGAAACCCATAACCAGAACTCTTCTTCCTTGTGCGGGTACAGCGTCAGATTGTTTGCCTGGCTGCTGTCACGCTGAAAGAATCGCGTCAATGCCTGGCCGCTGTCCATGATCCCGAGGAACGCGGCGTAATGAATGATTTCCTTGTACCGGTTCGGGCTGGGTGTCGCGGTCGCTGCAAAGCGGTACTGCACCGGTTGAAACAATGGCATGAACTCTTGAAACGTTTTGCTGCCGTAGCTGCGAAGCACAGCGGCTTCATCCAATGTAGCGGCTCCGAACAGCGCCGGCGTGAGCTTGCCCTCGCGGATCGATTCGTAATTGGTCATGTAGATCGTGCGTGGGTCATCGATCTCGGCATCCGTGCGAATGAAGCGCAGGTTGACCGCGTGTTCTCCGTGAAACCGCAGCTCGGCCTCGCGTTTGAATTCTTGCCGCACGCCCAACGGCATCGTGATGAGCGTCGGTTTTTGGATCTCGGCTCCGATGATCCGCATGGTCTCGATCTGCGTTGCAGTCTTGTGCAACCCGAACGATGCAAAGATCGCCCGACGGCCGCCGGCGACAGCCCACTGCACCATGGCGCGGGTGTGCGGCTTCAATGCCGGATTGATTTTAGAAAGCGGCACATCGAAACCAGCCGCTGCAGCGAGCCTGACCTTTGTCTTGAGAAACTGAAGGTAATCGTCGTTCATGCAACCGCCAATTCAGGAAACAACGGTTCTTGCACCTTCGGCATTGGTGGCGGCATTCCAAGCAACTCCTGCTCTTTGTGCGTCTTCGGATCTTTCCAATATCCGCGAACGACCAGGCGCGGAGTCGGCTTTGCCATCAGCGAGCCGACCCGGCCGGTGACGACGTTGATGTCGTATTCATCCGGAAATCTGGCGTTCAGAAGTTTGGAAATCTGCTTGCGCGTGAGCGTGATGCTGTGATCAGTGAAGAGCTTCATCACTGCGGCTTCTTTCGGCTGGAGATAGTCCCGGACCGACAGCGACCGATGCGCCGCACGGCTTGTTTCCGTGACGGCCGTTCTCACGCTGGAACCTCTAGAGGCTGATCCACCGTATTAACGTCGCTGTGGCGCGCTCCAGCGATTGGGATCAAGGCGAACTCCGGAATGGCAAAGTCGGTGCCAAAATCATCATTAATGGTTCGAATGGGAGTTGGGAACCGGACGTGCCACGACGGAAACAGACCGTGATCAGGGAAATATACGGGGCCAAGGAACACGGCAGCCGTACCAATCTTTCCGAGAGACTCAGCCACGTCAGAATGAACAGCCATCACGAGATCATCTTTTTCGATCTTCATGCTGCCGCCTGCTCAACCGGGTATGCCCAATCCCGCGACTGGAAATAGCATGGGTGCCCGTCTTCCGAAATCCACATGTTCCCGTTCCAGCGTGTGCCCTCGAAAACATGGTTCGGCGCTTCTGGATGTTTGGTCCAGTACTGGCCTTTTGCTTCCGGCAGAACATAGGATGGATACCATTCGATTCCGTCATCCAGCTTTGCTCGAGCATCGTCCGGCACCGCGACAAGGAAGTCGCTATCGTTATCAACGATGTGCTTCAGTCCAAGCTTGCAAGACACCAGATAACTCGCAGCCAGTACCGCCACCAGTGCCACAAATCCCCATGTGCCCATGTCATTCCCCTTGAAGAGTCGTCTCGGTGCTGGTGAGTCCCAGCTTGCGTTGTGCTTCGGTGAATTCGTACTTCCATAGATGCTGGTATGGCTCCATCGACAGCGGCCAGTCATTGACCGTTTTCCCGGCTTTTGCGGCGTTGAACGCGGACCGCATGATTGCGGCGCGAGATTGAATCTCGAAGCTCATGCAAACGACCTGCCGTGGAAGGCTTCAATCAACGTTTTGTTTTTCAGTCGCTCTGCAGCCAGCATTTCCTGCAACTGTTCAGCGCGGCGCTCGGCTTCCGACTGCAGCAATACCAAGCCGTAGTTGCGCTTGTTTGCCAACCAGATCAATGGCGCTTCGTTCCCGCACAAATCCATAAGCGGATCAATTTTCTCGGTTGGAAAATGGCCAGTTCCTTTGCGCAGGTTCGAGAAGTGCCCTGCATCAATTCCGAGCGTCAGATAAATCTCTTTATCCTCTAGCCCTGACTCCGTAATACAAAGATTGATTGCGCCCAGAAGCGTCTTTTGCTTCGCAACGACATCGACCGGGACATCGGTTCTGGCCGCATTGCGGACCAGTGGTAACTGACCCTGTTCAACCGCGTTCTTATTATTTGAGTTCACTTGAATAGCCTCCCCAGGCAAAAAAAACGAAACTGCTGTTGCTGTTAAGAATTTGATAAAAATCAAACTTCAGATTTCAGGCAAAAAAAGAGACGGGGTTTCCAAAAATGCTATCTTTCAGTTTCCACACATCAAGTCACACTCAAGGAAACCCCTATGAAAAACGAACAACAACTCGTCAAGTCAGTGAACGAGCTCGAGAACCGCCTGGCCGAAATAACCGGTGCCATCGCCGCAATGAGCGCTGCAGTCCATTCACTGATCGCGACGCATCCAGACAAGACAGCGCTAAATCAAGCCTTTCGGAATCACTCAAGCCTGGACAATGTTTATGGGGCGGAACCAGGGTCCGGAAACAGCGTGTCATTTCTGGATGGCTGCAGAAAACTTCAACAAGCAATAGACCAACTGCAGGTACGCAAAAGCGGCGTAGTGGGCGGCTTTTGAGGTCACGGTCTGTGATCTTCCGGACGCCGGATTTGATTTGTGGTGTCTTCACGGTGCCTCCTTGTCGGTCGCACGGCGATGGGGTTCCGGATTTTTCACATCTTGTGGCTCAATCAGATCTTCAAAAACATCCGGCCTTGCAAGCTTTAAAAACTTGAGTTGGGCCTTTGGAATGCCAGCAGTGCGCCATTCCGACACCGATGGAGGCTTAACCTCGCAGATGCGGGCGGTCTCGGATGTGCCTCCGAGCCGGTCGATGATTGTGTTTGCGATTTGGGTATCCATGTTTTTTATTTTAGGCGCACCTAATGTTTAAAGCAAGGAATTTTTAGGCTGCCCTTACTATAAAAATATTAGGATTGCCTAATGGATTGGAAAAAACGACTTACTAAAGCTCGCCTTGATGCGGGCTACAAAAGGAAAAGCCACTTTGCTAATGCTGTGGGCGTGAGTGCACCCACGGTGACTGATTGGGAAAAGGCGGTTGAAGACGGTGGCATTGACAAGCTCCGAGCGGAAAATCTTGTGAAAATTTGTCATATTCTAAATATCAATAGCGATTGGCTTTTAGATGGTGTCGGACCGCAAAACCGCTCTGGATTTGGGACTGCAACCCCTCGATTAAAAGCGATTCTCGGTGTCTCGGACGAAGATCTTGCGGAGCTTGAAAGCCTTCAAGGTTTGCCTGCAATAGACTCAGACAGGCGCCATGAACACAGGCGTGCGCACGATCTTGAGCTTGTCGCTCCGCAAGGTTCCGATGAGGTGATGATTCCTCAATACAATGCTGGCGGCGCGATGGGTAATGGCTTAGTCTTGGATGGGCTGGCAGGAATTATTAAGAGTTGGCGCGTCGATCTCGAGTGGCTACGCCTGAACGTGAGGAATCATACGGGCGTGAAAAATCTTTGTATCGTGACTGGATTCGGCCCGTCCATGCGACCGATGTTTAATCCTGGCGACCCGCTGTTACTTGACAAGGGCATCACGACGTTTGATCACGAAGACGCCATCTATTTTTTCCGGGTCGGTAACTATGGCTACATCAAAACGGTGCAAAGAATCCCCACGCAAGACGGCGGAATTATTTACCGGGCCAAATCTAAGAACCCAGACTATGATCCATTCGACATCACCAGAGAAATGGATTTAGAAGTTTTCGGCAAGATATTGACTGTGTGGAAGAGTGAACAGTTTTAGGCGTACCGGCACGCCAGCTTGCCGCATGGATAATAAAAATGAAAAATTACCTCATTATCGGGTTGGTTTTTGCCACACTGAATGGCTGCTCTCAAGAAGCGAAACAGCAAAGTTCAAATGCTAGCCCGGAGCAAATGGCAGTTATTAAAGCAGCCCGCCAATCAACTCCTAAATATAGTCCTGATGAAATTAATATGGTGGTCGAGCATGCGGCAGAACTGCGCTCATTCGCCATTCAAGGGAGCGCTTTAGTAAAGAAACATACAGCGTTGATTGATAAAGCCTACAAGTCAGGAAATAAAAAAGCTGTCGAAAATGCGACGGTATTGTATAAAAAAGCAGCGATGGAATTCCAAGAGGCGGTTGACCGCCTACGGAGCCCTGCATCAAATCTAGAAAATGAGGATGCCTCGTACGCACTTATAGAGGCGCACCAAGGCTTGGCCGGGATCGCTTCATCCATAGTCGATGTCGCAATATCGCTTGGGATGCCGTACCGCTTAGAGAAACTAGGGCTTTCGACGTCTGAAGAGGAATCAGCTTTAGAGATCAAACAAGGTATAGTCGATAACCGGCAGGCGCAAGCCACGCTCATCATTTCGATTGCTAAGGCTTACGCTGCATACGGCTACGCATCGACGAGCATTGATGATAAAACATTCCGACTGAAGGCAGGGTCTGTTCCAACACCCTCCACTTCTGGAAAATAGGCATATGAATTACCGGCGGCGTCCGTCAAAACTTAATCCGTACGTCCCGCTCATCGTCGGCATCATAGCGACCCTGTGCGCTTACCTGGTGCTGTATTTCATCGGCGGATTCGAATATCCCCTGTTCGTGCTGAACTTGCCGCTCGCCTTCTTCATCGCCGGCGGCATCAGTACGATCGTGCTGCTGGTGTGGCGGGATCGGCAGAGGTGATCCTGTGGTGATTTGTGAGTTTAAGAGGAAATAATGATTAATGATCAGATTCAGAGTGTGAAGAAGAACGGGTGACGATAATGGATGCAACTACAAAGCGCCTAATATTGGATCTAATGACTATTTCTGGACATCATGGCAAAGCGCTGAATTATTTGGCGAATGCGTGCCCCAACGACGAAGCCAGAAGCAAAGCCTTCAAAGAAATAGAATTAGGCCTCAAGGATCTGCAGCACGCGATTAAGGTCGTTCAAGAAACTTGGGAGAAAGCATGAGCAATGTCAATTTCGACCTGTTAGAGCGCATGAAAGACCGTCTTGACAAGAAAGGCGGCCCGCCGGATGATGGTGGTATGGAAGCACGCGTAGCAAAATTGGAAGCAATTACCGAGTATATTCAGCGAGATATTAAAGAGCTGAAGGAAGATGTTCGCGCGATTCGTACAACCGACTTTCGAATACTCTTCGGCGCGATCATTGCTGTTGCTCTGGGCTTGGCCGCAATAATGGCAAAAGGCTTCGGTTGGCTTTAATTCCAATTTCCCAGCCTAAAGCCCTGCCCTAGCCGCAGGGCTTTTTTACGTCCATTTCAGTTGTACGGTAATTCCGTACAACTGAACTTCCCCGCCTGACCCACCGCTTCGGCGGTTTTTTTTCGCCTCCGATTTGCCTGTTATAAATATTATTAGGCGAACCTAAAATAATTCTTGCCTTTAATGTTAGGTTCGCCTAATATTTGTTTAAGGCAGAACTAACACCGACGACCGAACCCCCGAACCATGAGTTTCTAAGCGGACGGGAAATAGGACGGCAACCGGGACGGAAAACCGGCACCAACAGGGAGATGGACATGTACCACGCAGCGCAAGTTTCAGCACGGAATGCACAACTCAAGCGGATCGCCGGCATCGGCTTTCACGTGATCGAGGTTGCGACCGGCAAGCGCGTTGGTGACTCGATGCCCCTCCCCTACGGATTTGCAAAGTATGTCCGCGATACCCGCGACCTGTTCAATCAGGGCGCGTTTCTGGTGAAGCGCTGCAGCTAAGACTTCCGGCGAACGCCGGGAATGACGCGAGCCTGAACGCGCACAGGCCCATGGGGGACATGGTGAAAGCCCCGCAACGAATTCAGGGAGACCAAATTGAAAGACATAAGAACCCCAATTACTGACGCCGAACGCTATCAAGCCGTCAAGTCGGTTGACCGCGCCAAGTTCCTGAAGTCGTACGTAGATGCAACCGCTGCCGAGCGTGACGAGATTACAGCTGGCTGGAATCGCAACTACGACGCGGCGATCGATCTTGTCGTTGAAGAGCAAGCAGCGGTGCCAGCATGAGCGCCCTGCTGTCCGGTGTGCTCTGCGGCCTGGCTCTGTTCGTTCCTGCGGCTGTGGTCGTGATCATCCAATCGGGTGCGCTATGAAGATCACCACGCCGCCCGTCGTCATTGAAATCTCAGTCCGAACGCTGTTCCGCCGCTTCAATCGCTGGCGCCTTGCGCGAGCCGAGCGTCATTACATTCTGTGCGCCGATGTTGAGCAGGAAAGAGCGCGCGAAGCCCACCTGAACGTCGCGTACTACCAAAAGCAGGCAGCCATGGCCCGGTCCGCGCAGATCAATCTGTAATCAATTCATTTCAAACAAAAGGGAGATTCAAGTGACCGACGCAACTAATCAAACAGCGCTGACCGTCCGCCAAGGATTCGGCGAATCGCAAGCGACTTTCGCAGTGCAAGAGACAGCATCCAGCGCCATCGCCGCGCAGTCCAAGGCAATGGTCGAATCGCGCTACATCATGGCCATGCGCAATCCGCGCAATTGGGACCAGGTGCGCACCGATCTTATCAAGGAATGCCATCGCCCATCCTTCGCGCACAACAAGAGCGCCTATTACATCAAGCCGATCGGCCAGGGTGTCGAAGGGCTTGGTATCCGATTTGTGGAAGTCGCGCTGCGCTGCATGAAAAACGTGCTGGTCGAAACGACCATGATTTTTGAGGATGAGCAGAAGGAAGTGCACCGGGTATCGGTAACCGATCTGGAAGCCAATATTACCTACCCGCTCGATGTGCGTGTGTCGAAGACGGTGGAGCGGTCAAAGCCGAATGGCGACGGTTCGTTTCTGTCTGTACGCAACAACAGCTACGGCAAGCCGGTGTACACCGTTCTGGGCACCGACGACGACATCCTGAACAAACGAGGTGCCCTTATCTCGAAAGCGATCCGCACCATTGGCCTACGCATCATCCCGGGAGATCTGTGCGACGAAGCTGAGGACATCATCAAACGCATTCGCCTGGACGAAGCTGCAAAGGATCCCGATGCAGAGCGCCGCAAGATCGTCGATGCGTTCTCCGCTATCGGTGTCAACGCAACCGACCTGACCAACTACTTGGGCCATGACCTTGGCAAGTGCTCGCCGGCTCAGATTGTGACATTGCGCGGCATCTACGGCGCCATCAAGGATGGTGAAGCGACTTGGCAAAGCGTGATCCAAAACAAGGCCGAGCAAACCGCACCGGCCGATGCCGCAAAGAAGGTCGAAACCTGCACCCCGGAGCATTTCGAGAAAAACAAGGAGACCTGGCGCAAAACGATCATCGACAAGAAAAAGACCGTCAAGGATCTGATCTCGACCATTCAAACCAAGCACCTGCTTACTGAAGATCAGAAGACGACGATCGACAGCTGGGCGCACGAGAACGACTGACCCTCAACAATAAAAAGGAAGAATAATGCAAACCCATGACCTGATCCAAGGCAGCGCCGAATGGCACGCCTACCGCGCCAACCACTTCAACGCCAGTGACGCACCTGCGATGCTGGGATGCTCGCCCTACAAGACACGATCACAACTGCTGCACGAGTGCGCTACCGGCGCCGTGAAGGAAGTCGATTCCGCAACGCAAACACTCTTCGACAATGGGCACCGCTTTGAGGCACTGGCCCGTCCGATCGGCGAGGCACTTATCCAGGAGGATCTTTATCCCGTCGTTGGATCTCATGGGAAATTCAGCGCGTCGTTCGACGGGCTCACCATGGACGAAAGCACAGCGTTTGAGCACAAAAGCCTCAACGATGAGCTGCGCGCTTGTTTCGCCGACATGGAGACAATCGCACCAGAGCACCGCGAGCGCTGGTCCGGTAACGTGCTGCTCAAGCATTATCGGGTACAGATGGAACAGCAGTGCATGGTCGCTGACTGCCACCGTGTCCTGTTTATGGCATCAAAGTGGGAAGGTGAGCGGCTGGTCGAGGAACAGCATTGCTTGTACTACCCCGACGCGGCCCTTCGCGAAGAAATCATCGCAGGCTGGGAGCAGTTCACAATAGACCTTGCTGAATATCAGCACGTCGAAGTACTGCCGGCCGCCGTTGCCGCGCCGGTCATGGACCTGCCTGCACTGACAATTCGGGTCAACGGTGCGATCACACTGCAATCCAATCTGACCATCTTCGGCGATCGCCTGCAGTCGTTCATCAAGGACATCGACAAGAACCCGTCCGATGACCAGGCGTTTGCCGACTGTGAAGCAGCGGTAAAGGTGCTGCAAAAAGCCCAGGATGCACTGGAAGCCGCCGAAGCAAGCGCACTGGCACAGACGGCCGACATTGACGACATGACCAAGACCGTGGCGATGTACAGCGAAATGGCGCGCACCACGCGCCTGATGCTGGAAAAACTCGTCAAGGCCCGCAAAGAAACCATCCGCATCGAGATTCAACAGGGCGCCAAGGACAAGGCTGCGGAGCATATCGACGGATTGAACAAGCGCCTTGGCAAGCCGTACATGCCCACTGTACCGGTCGACTTCGCTGGCGTGATGAAGGGCAAGAAAAGTATCGCCAGCCTGCGCGACGCTGTGGACACCGAGTTGTCCCGGTTCAAGATCGAAGCCAACGCGATCGCGGACAAGATCCAGTTCAACCTCAATACCCTGCGCGACATCGCGGTCGACCATCCGTTCCTATTCGCGGATGCGGCACAGATCGTCCTGAAGGCGAATGACGACTGCACCGCATTGATCCGGCTGCGCATTTCGGAGCACAAGGAAGCTGAGGAAAAGCGCCTGGCTGCCGAGCGTGCGCGAATTCAAGAAGAAGAGCGGATCAAGGCCGAGGCCAAAGCCAAGCGCGAAGCGGAGGAGAAAGCTGCTGCCGAGCGCCAACAGGCAATGCTGGCAGCCGCACAACAGCGCCGTGAGGAGGAAGCCGCTGCAAAGCGTGTGGAAGCTGAGCAACCGCCAGCCGTCGTCTACCCGCCGCTTACCGCGGAACGGGCCGGCGCCGCACCGACTGCAACGGTTACACAACTCAACCCTGCAGCATCCATGCCATTCACCGCCAAGGCAACCGCCACCGGTCCGACCGACGAGGAGATCATCGAAGTTCTTTCCCTGCACTTCCGCGTTCATGAAAGCAAAGTGGTCGCATGGCTGCTTGACATGGATCTCGAAGCGGCTGGCAACCGCATTGCCGTCAATCTTTAATCACCCTCAAAAATAAGGAAAAAAATGGACACCTCAATCAAAATCCGCCCGGAAATTGCACTCAACGCCGTCGAGTCATCCCAGATCGAAGCGATCGGCCATGATCCGGAAACCAACACACTGGCCATCCAGTTCAAGTCGAAATCCGGCCCGGGCAGCGTCTACCACTATTCGAATTTTGGCACCGAGCAGTTCGGCGCAATCAAGAATGCTGAATCGATCGGCTCGCACTTCGGCAAAGTCATCAAGCCGTTCCCGGACGTGTATCCGTACGAAAAAATCAGCTAATCGCGTAACGCCGCATCCCCTCAACCAGAACCCACTACTCCAGGAGAGAAAATTGTTCAGCCTAAACAAAGAATCGTTGCGACTTGCCGATGTGAACCCTCGGAAAGAAATCCACGGTGATGAAAAGGTTCTCGCCGTCGATCTGAAGCTGGAATTCGAGACATCGAATGCTGTGCTGTTGAAATTCTCGCCAACGCTACGGGATGCGCTTTACACGCAGGATCCGGGCGCAACCATCGACATGATCGATCCAAGCCACGCACCGACCCTGCGCAATCCGCAGATGGGCGAAATCAAGTGGGCGCTGGAAATGCCGTTCGTGCGCTTCAGCGTGTTTGTCGATGGTTCGAACGATGAAGACATCGCTTTCATCGCTGCCAAGTGCAATAACTTCCGGTTCACATGCAAGGAAGGCGGCACGGTCATCGTCACTTGCCGCGTGCAGAAATCCGAACCGCTGGAAGTCGATGTCACGAAGCTGCTGTTCTTGATGGACAAACAGATCAAGGTCAGTCTGGAAGCCGAGGATGAGCCGGAAGACTACGGCGACGGTGAAGAAGGAAAGGCTGAATTCCAGCAAGGCGAAGTAGATCTGCTGACCAGTTCCCAGGCAGGCGATGAGAACTCCGACACCGGGCCAGCATCCGAAACCGAATCGGCGGACCAATACGACGCGCTCTACGCCAAGGCCGTCGCATTCGTGCGCGAGCTCAATAAGGCATCCATATCGATCGTCAAGCGCGAACTGAAGATCGATGCGCTGGTTGCGACACGCATCCTCGATCAAATGGAAGAGGACGGCATTGTCGGTCCTGCCGCCGGCAATGGCTTGCGGGATGTGATCGCCGTACCTGCTTAACGGTCAATGGAGCCGCCGCCGGAGAAAAGTCCCTCCCTGAGCGAAGTACCTGGCGGACGGCTCCGCCCTTTCAATAATTATTCAGAAGCAAAACAACCAAGGAAAATAATGAAATCCTCCATTCAAGAAATCACAGCGATCCTCGGAACCTCGATGGCCGGCGGCTTCTACGCTGGCCGCGTGAAAATCGGCGAACAGGTATTCGCACTGATCGTCGCCCCCAAAGCTGATGGCGAGCATGCAGACATAGTCTGGAATGATTCCCGGGAAACTGTTGATGGCGCGCTGTCTTACAACGATGGCCTGGCGAATACCCATGCGATGGCTGCAGCTGGAAGCAAACTCGCGCAATGGTCACTGGACCTGCACATTGCCGGACATGACGACTGGTACCTGCCATCGCAGGACGAACTCGAAATCCTCTATCGAAACCTGAAGCCAACCGCCGAAGAAAATTATCTTTATGCGCGCTCTGGCATCAATGTGTCAGCGGTTCCACCGACTTATCCCTACACCAGTGAATTGCCTGCGCAGACTGCCGCAGAGGTGTTTCAGGCTGACGCAGTAGAAGCATTCGATCCGGCTTGGTATTGGAGCTCAACGCAGCACGCAGCCGACTCTGGTTGTGCCTGGTGTCAGGACTTCGACGACGGCGACCAGTACGGCAACGGCAAGAGCGCAGCGCTGCGCGCGCGCGCCGTCCGCAGATTAGCCATTTAGTCCTTTATCAATTTTCAGAGGAGTCCGCCCACATGACCACCATCACGCTTGAATCGATCAAAACCGAGCACAACCGGCTGGCCGAAGTAATCGCAGCATTCGAAGTGCAGATCAAAGAAAAGCGTCTTTTCTCGCTGCCCGAAGCTGAAATCGATCTGAACGACGGCGAACACTATGCCGGCATCATCATCGGGAAGGATGGTGCTTCCAGCCATCACCTGATCCTGCTGTCCGGTGAAGCCGAGGAAATCACCTGGGCGAATGCCGTGGAATGGGCGGTCAAGGCTGGCGGTGAATTGCCGACGCGCCGTGAACAGGCGCTTCTGTACGCCAATCTGAAGGAACAATTCAAACCAAATTGGTACTGGTCCTGCGAGCAGCACGCAGCCCACTCTGATTATGCCTGGTGTCAGTACTTCGACAACGGCTACCAGATCAACAGCTACAAGAGCGCAGCGCTGCGCGCTCGCGCCGTCCGCAGATTAATTATTTTGTAATTTAACTATTTCATCAGCATGGCACTCCACACCAATCTGCCGATATATAAGGTCGCCTACGATCTTCTCGACGTTGTCACTGATTTAGTCAAGAACATGCCACGCAATTTCAAGGCATCGATTGGCGGAAAGATCAGTGAGGAATGCGTTGAGATTGTGGTGCTCATATTCCGCGCCAACAGCGCTCGGGATAAAGCGCCGCACTTGGGCGAACTGATCGAGCGCCTGCAGGTCGCCGAACTACTGCTGCGCCTCTCACGAGACAAGCGGATGATTTCGACCGGCCAGTATGCCAAAGCAATCGATCTGACCAATAGCGTCGGCAAGCAGGCGGGTGGATGGCGCCGTTCCGCACTTTCGTCTGCTTCATAAGGGTCACGGCCACTATGACTGAACGAACTTTTAATCTGGTTGTGCCGCTGGCTCACAAGGCCACCGACATGCGCATCGCAGATACCTCTGGCAGTGTCCAGGTACGGTCTGGCGCAGTTTCCCCGTTGATCGGCTCCGGCCTTCGGCAGGGCGACGTAGATAGCACAACAGGACGCAGCACGCAGCCAACTCTGATTATGCCTGGTATCAGAACTTCAACAACGGCAACCAGAACAACAACAACAAGAGCGCAGCGCTGCGCGCTCGCGCCGTCCGCAGATCAATCCGAGCGCCACCATGCTGATTTTTCTTTTCCTGATCTGGTCCAGGCTTACTTCGACTGCCGGAAAAGCAAACGCAATACAGAAACCGCCCTGGCTTTCGAGCAGAATCTAGAGCGTAATTTGTCGCGCCTGTATGACGAGCTGGCCGCCGGCAGTTATAGGCCGGGCAAGTCAATCTGTTTCGTGGTCACCAGACCGAAAGCCCGTGAAGTATGGGCAGCAGACTTCCGCGACCGGATCGTGCATCACCTGCTGTACAACCGTATCGCCCCGCGATTCTATTCCTCGTTTGTCGCCGACAGCTGCGCGTGCATTCCTGGGCGCGGCACCCTTTACGCAGCGCGCCGACTGGAAGCCAAGATCCGCAGCATCACGCAGAACTGGACAAGACCGGCCTGGTACCTGAAATGCGATCTGGCGAACTTCTTCGTCAGCATCGACAAGAATGTCCTGCGGGACCTGATCGCTGCGCGCGTGCAAGAACCATGGTGGCTTTGGCTTGCCGATGTGATCCTGTTCCACGATCCGCGCCAAGACTTCGAGTACCGCGGGAATGCATCCCTGCTGGAGCGCGTGCCGCCGCACAAGCGCCTGACCAACCAGCCGGCACACCTTGGCCTGCCGATCGGCAATCTGTCGTCGCAGTTCTTCGCCAACGTCTACCTGGACGTGCTCGACCAGCATGCCAAGCACCGCATTGGCGCCCGGCATTACATCCGGTACGTCGATGATTTCATTTTGCTGCACGATTCGCCGCAGTGGCTCAATGCCGCGCATGCCGAGATCGATGCATTCCTGCCACGCGTGCTGCATGCACGTCTGAACCCGAGCAAAACCATTTTGCAGCCAGTCGATCGCGGCGTCGATTTCGTCGGCCATGTGATCAAGCCATGGAATACCCGGTCGCGCCGACGGACAGTCGCACAAGCAGTGGGCAGGATTCTGTCCATGGATGCCGGCGACGTCTATGCATCGGCGAACAGCTATTTCGGATTGTTGGGCCAGTCGAATGCCAGTCATGCCGACCGTGCGCGCCTGGCGAATGCCGTGCTTCAGCGCGGACATTCGGTAAATCGGCAATTGACAAAATCATATAGAAAACAATTAAGGGAGTTTGCATGAAGCGAGATTTTTTAAGCCTGCCGCTTGACCTCGGCAACGAACTGAACATCGATAACTTTGCCGGGGGCGGCGGTGCATCCGAGGGCATTGAACAGGCATTTGGCCGTCCGGTCGATGTAGCCATTAATCATGACGGCGAAGCGTTGGCCATGCATGCTGCCAATCACCCTCGAACTGCGCACTATCAAGAAGATGTGTTTGACATTCATCCCGGCTTCGTCACAGGCCAACGCCCGATCGGTCTTGCCTGGTTCAGCCCGGATTGCAAGCATCACTCCAAGGCCAAGGGCGGGAAACCGCGCGAGCAGAAGATTCGCGGCCTTGCGTGGGTTACGCTGAAATGGGGAACGTTTCAGATGCCGCGCGCGATCGCACTTGAGAACGTCGAAGAATTTCAGGATTGGGGGCCGCTGGATGACGCCGGGAAGCCCATTAAATCCGAGAAAGGCCGCACCTTCCGTGCCTTCATAGATGCACTCTCAACAGGATTGGCCAAAGATCATCCGGATATACCTGAAATTTATGATGCGCTCGGTGCCGACTTCCCAATGGGCCGGCTATACGCTGGACTGGGTTACAAAGTCGAGCACCGGATTCTCAGAGCTTACAAATATGGCACGCCAACTATTCGCAAGCGTCTATACATTTTCGCGCGCCGCGATGGTTTGCCGATCGTCTGGCCATCGCCGACTCATGACAATCCAAAGTTGCCGGGATTCGCGAAAAGCGGTTTGTTGCCTTGGGCTACGGCCGCCGAATGCATCGATTGGTCGATCCCCTGCCCGTCAATTTTTACTCGCAAGCGGCCGCTGAAAGACGCGACGCTGCGCCGAATCGCCAAGGGCATCATGAAGTTTGTCGTTAATTCGGCTGATCCATTTATCGTGAAGTTTCCCGAGAACAGCACCGGCCAGCAGATCGATGAACCGCTGCACACTGTCATGGCGGGCGCACCACGCTTCGGGCTTGTATCTCCCACCCTGATGCATCTGACTCATCATGGCGCCGACCGTACAGCATCAGTCGATGCACCAATTGCAACCATTACCGGGGCACATCGTGGTGAACAGGCGCTGGTCATGGCGATGCTGGCCAAGCATTACACCGGAGTAGTCGGCACCAGCGTTAAAGTGCCTTTTGGCACCGTTACTACCAGTGACCACCATTCCGTAGTTACCGCTCAGCTTGTCGGCTGCGGCGGTCGTGCTGGGCAGTCTCGCCCGCGCGATGTGAGCGAGCCGACTGCTACGGTCACAAGTAAGGCGGACACAACGCTCGTGACATCGCACCTGGTCAAGTTACGCAATAACCAATTCGGCCAAGGAATGGACGAGCCGTTCCCGACATTGACGGCCGGCGGCGGACATGTTGGAGAGGTTCGCGCTTTCCTGATTACTCATAAGTCAGAAATATAGGCGACACTTGGATGCTTGAAAAACGAACGGACCAACGCAGGCTTGTTGCCGATGTCGGCAAGCTGTGCCGCCACGCGCTCCTGCAG